TGATCTTATTACTACAACGACTAATACTCTAAAGAGTAATATGGAAGCTGCATTTGCTAATATTAATACTAGTATTAGAGGGGTATTTGATAGTAATACTCCATATGTAATGACACCACTAATTGACTGGGAAGCATTAGCTAAAAAAGTTAATTTAAATGGTAAAAATGCAATTACATGGACTCCTAGTACACAACGTGTCGATTTTAGAGCTTATCATAGTGATTATAGATGGGCTCCTCAAGGAGGAGATAGAAAGATTCTATTAAAAGATAGATGGGTTGACTATGATGCTTTATATATATCTGGTCAATATGGTAACTCTGTTATTATTGGTACTATATTACCAGTATGGCGATTAAAATTTGAGTTAACCAATACTAATACATACTGTCTTTACCATGTAGCAAATGGATATAATTTAGCATTCTATACATTTAAACATACATTAGATAGATGGAATGATCAACGTATATCTACAGAGGATTCATTATATATCCAAAGTATCAGCTTTGATTTAGTTGAAATATATGGTTTAAAATATACAAAACCCGATATAACTAAATAATATAATACCCTATAGGAGTTAAACTCCTATAGGGTATTTGTTTATTGATATTTTACACCATAGAACTCAATAATATCGCAATTGAGTGCCCAGATACTAAATGTAGTCGCATCAGTTAATGTATAATTTACATTATATGCAGTCTTATCACGTTGCATTGGATTAAATTGAATATATCCAGCCCAGTTACCAATAAGTATATTAGTATTATTATTTTGCAAACACCATTTTAAGAAGTCTACTTTAACTAGGTTATTTATTGCATATTCATTTTTTCTTATTTTAAATATAATCTCATCATATTCCATCCAATTCTTTTTAGTATACAAGACCATATACTCACCATTTAATGATAATCTTTGGTCTAGATTAAATATTTTATAATGAGGTAAATTTTCAGTTTGTACCCACATTAAATCATTAACTGTGCATCTTTTAGCTTTAGCTAATCGTTCCCAGTCAATCAAAGGGTCATATGTCGCAGTCCCTTTGAAACCTTTTCTAATACTAGTATTAATATTAGCAAATGCAGCTTCCATATTACTCTTTAGAGTATTAGTCGTTGTAGTAATAAGATCAGTCAATTCTTGTTTAACTGTATTAATATTAGAAGTGGTATCAGAGAAGCGGCTTGTATGTCGCTTCTCCGTAAAATACATATTTACAAAAAAAAATAAAAGAGGGAGAGATTATTCATCTCTCCCCACCTATATTATACAAACAATACAGGATTTAGATCATCATACTTCTTAGTACTAGGATTGTACATAAGATCAGTAGTCGTATATGGAAGACTAGCATCTTCGTTCAAAGTATTATCGCTAAAGGTAAATAACTCTACACTAATTTTATTAGCAGCTCGAACATGTTCATCGATGAATGTTTTCATTGCTAATAAAGCAGCTTTAGAAGACTTAAATAACCCTAAGTCGATAACATCTTGACCGTTGTAGTCTACTCTTGCACATACGCTAAAAATTTTCATATACTTTTCCTCCTTGAAATAAATATAAGATATATGAATCACCTTAATAATATATAATCCAGAAGGAGTTTAAACTCCTTCTGGGTATAGTTTTATATTTCATTTAACCTTAATGGATAGTAAGATATATTACTTATATCAGCATTTGCTTTGGTATTCATTACACTCTCTAATTGAGATTCTGGAGCCATTATTGTTTGCTGAATATATACACAATCTTTAGCACCAGTGTATCCTGGTTGATTCATTATATTAAGCATATTAAATAAGAAAAGATCTTTATTAGTATTAAGATTCTTATTAGCATTTATATCTGATGTATAGATTGCTAATGTACGTTTCTTATTTAACTCCACAAGATCTTCAGCTCTAACAGGATTTCGTTTAAAATCTGTAATATTTTCTATATCGAATTTAATACCAACAATTCCTTTATATTTATATACATTTGGATTTATATATCTAGGAGTAGTTGTTAAGGTTGCATATAGACTTTCTACATTATTACAACTTTTAATAGTCAAATATCTATCAGATTGCACTGTACTTAAAATATTTTTTATAGAAACACTTGGTACATAATCTTGATATATTTGTATAGTATGAATAATATCATTACCAAAAAGTAATTTCACATAGAAATTATCTTCATCTTTAAAATCAGAATCATAATCTATCCATATATTGATTTTTTTAGTTTGAGTATAATAAGGAGCATTTACAAAGTTGTAAATATAATGATCTTTATCTATTGATGCCTTTAATGGTTTATGTATAACTATATCTTTTCTAAATACTTCAGTTCCTGCAGTATCTAAAATTATAATAGCCGTTTCTAATTTTTTAACAGCATTTAATGCACCACTTGCAGAATAACCATAAGATCCTGGTCTAGTTAATACAACAATTGAGCCAAATGGATTATTACATGATTTTATATTAACATCATCTTTTATATCATTCTTACTAAGTTTATATATATATTTTAATGAATCTTTAGTCTGTGATTCAATTTCAGTATATGGAGTTATAGTATTATATGTATTATCATTCTTATTACCATGATATATTAAGAAGGCAAATTGCCATTTATCAGTTTCTTTAATCTTACAATTAGTAATTTGCATTACATTCTTTGCTGTATTATTAAATGGATCTACTTTGACTTCATTTGCTTCTTTTTCACCTAAAGTAATTTGCTCAACTTTATTAGAGCTACCAGATATATATGTACGATTAGCTAATGGAGATTGAGCCATATCTTCAATAATTCTATGTATTGATTCATTATAAGCACCAGTAAATACACATTTATCATATGTATTTTTCATTAGAGGTCCTTTAAATATACGATCACCAGTGTATGGAATAGCCATTACTGCTTCTAAAGATCCATCACTTTTAATATTATTATATTTGATAGTCTTAGTAGGTATGCTATACGCCATTCCAGAAGATAATACTAAACTATTATATGGAGTTAAATCAATACTATTGATATATTTAGGATTTACTGGATCATATAACTCTATTTCTACTCTAGTGCCATCACTATACATACTAGAGAAATCATAATCATCTAAATTAGCATCACTATGTATATATACCGGAGATCCAATAGACCTATCAATATCATCTAGTTTATGAGAATTTTCTGCAGACATGTAATTTAATGCATCAACAGCTTCAAGAATATTCTTAAATCCACTACCGCCAACTTTTAGTAAAGCCTTATAAGTTTTAGTTCCAATAACTACAACTTTCTTAGATGCATTTGGATCATCTAACTTTTCAGTCAATGGATAATAAGCAAACTCTGTTGGAGAATAGTATATCTTTCTACCAAGATTCTTTACATCTTCTAGAGATGAATACAAGGGAATAGCTTGTCTATTCCCTTGTGCATCATATATTGCTAATACTTTATCTAACTTAGCCATTTTCTATACGCTCCTTAGAACCATCTGGATATACTAAGAAACCATCATTATCAAAACGTGGAATCTTACCAGCAGCATTACCAACATCAGTTGCTTTAATATATTGACTGGAATCTAATCCACCTAAAGTTAATGCATTAGTTGGTGCTGGGATAGTAATATCTTGAGATCCATCAAATTCAATACCATTAATATGAACTGGAGTAATCAACTTAGTTGCTGGTGTAGTTATATTAGTCTTACCATCAAACTGTACACCATTTATAGTTGCAGATATTGAATTAGACGATAATAATTCTTTCATCTTAACAAGGCTAAATTCTAGAAGCGATACATCTCCATTATCTTTACTAGGAGTAAAGGTATTTGATATATTTTTATCAACATAAAAAGCAAATCCTTTACTAGATATGACTAATATATTTTTAGATAACCCATTAATAAAAATCATAGATCTGTCTTTATTATTTATAGTATCAATTGAAATACTTATATTATTTGGGTTATACATATATACAGAACCATAATATGATCTAATTATCAAATTATTATCAAAGTCTAATATTTTAAAATCATTATATAATGCCAATGTATTAGTATTATAATTAGACACCAATAATTCAGTTGGTTTAAATAATATACAGTTCTCATTTTTTAAATTATCATATATCTTATATCCAAGATTAGTATAAGTACAATTGTCTACAATAAAAAAATAATTATAATTTGAAGTATTAGGTTCTGGAGTTATTTTTAATTCCTCTGTTATTGGAGTACTTGATATAACTTCTATTAAAACAGTATTATCAGTCATTATACCAGTTATATAAAAAGTTTTATCATTAAAATACCATGTTGGGATAGCTTCTCTATTGCTTCTAAGATCATGTGGAAATTTAGTAAATTCTATTATTCTATTCCCATTACTAGTTAGAGTTTTAACTGATGCATTATCTGTTATTTTTATAATATATTTACTCATTGATTCTGGAATTACTACTTTCATATTAGCTGAAGTCCATACCATAGTCTTTTTATATGAATAAATAACTTCATTTGAATTTGTAGATTCTGTCTTTAAAACAAAATCATTTATGGCATGACCATCTAATGTCTTAGCATTTATATTTTCTGGTAATGTGGTACCACCAGCTTTTATTTTATCTTCTATATATTTATCAATTCCAGTAATATTTGCTAGAGTATGAGTATGACCTTCGACAGATAAAACTTTACCTGCGGCTGTTACATTTCCAGCTATAGATAGATTATCTTTAATAGCTGTATCTCTAAGTTTTGCCATGTTTAATCCTCCTTTATGATTATCTAAATGTTAAAATAATAACCCCATAGGAGATAAAACTCCTATGGGGTAATAATTTATTTATTTTTCTTAGGTACAAGGATATTTAAAAGTATTCTTATAGCCTTCAAAATATAGATTGGTTTAAAGAGTGCTTTAATAACTCTAAAAACTTTCATTCTCATAGATCGTCTCTTGACGATAGTTCTTGTAGTACTCATACTAATTCTCCTTTTACATATTAAATTCTACAGAGTTTAACCCAAACCCATAATTACATGTTTTAGAATCCAGCATAGGAGAAATTTCGTACTATACGTTCTTTATCTTTATCATAATCTTTATAGATATCATTGAATACTTTAAGTTCAATATGTCTCATTGCACATTGTTGTCTCATTTTATTCTGTAAGTTATTCTTATAGAATTTGCTTACAGCTGGACATTCAAAGCAATGATAACATTTACAACCATCATCTTCAGAAATACTACACATCGGAGTTTGACTATATTCTTTAGAGAATGATTCAATTACATCTGGATATAATCCAGTAAATACATCACCAATCTTAACTGTTTGGTTTTCATAGAATGCATCATCAGAGAAATATCCGCATGGGTATAATGAACCATCTATACCAACATGAAGAAAATGACCAAGATGTCGACAACTAATAGCACGGAGTTTATCCTTAATGCCTGCATATTTAGTATATAACATTGTGTCGACATTTGCAACTAGTTTATCATTATTTTCTTCTCTAGCATTCTCTTCAAAGATATAATAAAGTTGCTCTTCAAACTTCTTTAAGAAGTCTGGATCTTTATAATAATCACAATCCGATAAAGGATAGTATTCCCATTTATAACAGCCATTATCTAATGCAAATTTATATGCATCATATAGATTGTCTATAGTGTCAGGCGTACATGCAGTACGAACTAATACTTTATCATGATAGTTAGATCTACCAAGTTCAATGATAGCTTTATTAAAATAATCATCATTGAAAACTTTAATATTCTTTGGTTTTCTAGATTTTGATGCACTATATATACCATCCCAGGATATCTTACAACCCCATGGATCTAAAATATGGTCATCCCAGAGATCTATCAGACCACCTATATTGCTACCATTAGAAATCGTCGTCATATTGATAGTTGTCTCTTTATAACGCTCTAATTTCTTAAACTTCTTATAATCTTGTCTAATCTTATCACAATGAAGACTAGACTCACCACCAGTAACTTTAACTTCAAAGTCATCAGCTAATGGCAGAGTAATAAGTAACTTAATCAATTCATTAAAGTATGTAAAGCCTCTAGTACGTTCTTTAACATCATGCTTCTGGAAACAGTAAACACAATCTAAATTACAATACTCAGAGACTTTATATACTAATGCATCAAATCTTTCAAACATTTGATGACTCCTTATATAATTTATCATAAACTGCTAATTCAGCATGTCTAAGATTACATTGTTGATATAATCTATTCTCACTATCTTGAATGGATTTATGAGAACAGCAATCTTCACATAGCTGATTATTGCAAGTTGCACAATCTAATTTAGATCTATCTATCATATATCCTTCTTGGAATTTATTATACAGATTAGGTAGATCTTTGTAATTAGATAAGTCAATAGATACTTCATCGACAATATCACCACCGAAAGATAATGGACACATAGTCATCTTACCATGTAAGTCTATAGCTAATGAAGTCCCATATTCACATAATCTTCTAGGATTCTTAAACTGTAGATACTTATTGACATTATAGATCTTGAAATCAGATCCTTCAAAGTAATCTAGAGTCTTTTCTAGCTGTTTAGTGAATTCATCAATATAGTCATAATGTCTATATTTATCAAAACTATTCACTGTATAGTATTCTATATTCTTAAATCCAAGTTCATGAATGAACTTAAATGTATCAAACATATTTTTTACATTCTCATGCAATGCATATCTAATAATGATCTTATTGCTATAGCGAGAATCTGCTAAGATCTCTAATTGTTTAGTCATATCGGTATACTTTAATGGCTTAAATACTCTAGTTGAGTTTAATCCATCATAGGATATACTAATCATAGTCTTATTAGATCCAATATAATCAAAGACATCAATTATATTTTGTGCATGAGATCCATTAGAGTAAAGTCTATATAGAATCTCTGTTTCAGAGAATCTATTAATCTTACTCAGTTTCTTTACAGCATTATAAATGTATTCTACAGTCTCATCTAAGAATAGTTCCCCTGTAGTTAAACCAACAGTAAGTTTATCTGCTAGTTTTACATTCTTTAATAACTCATATAAATCATTCCATCTATCAAACTTCTTTGGTTCATTAGTATTTCCTCGCAAATAGCAATAGGCACAAGCCATATTACAGACTTGTGCCACATCTAATTCTAGAGTTGATAGAGTAAAATCATTTATTGTCTTTAGGTTCATCTTCTGACAATTGTACATATGCTTCACTTAATCCATTCTTATAGATATTATAATACCAAGCTCTAAATGCATATAGAGAAATACCATTGTTAGTAAACCAATCATCCATATGCTTAGTTAATCTATTAAAGGATAGAGTTGTTTCCAAATTGGAAACTTCTAGTCCTTCATAGTCAGGTTTCAAGATAAACTCTTTATCTTGTGGATTAATATTGATTTGTCTTTCACCAGCACGGTTAAAGAACTCATCAGAAAGTCTTAAGTATCTACGTAGAATTGCACAGAAGTTAGGTGCCATAACTTTATCATAGATGATAAGAGTACGATATAGTTTTTCTGGATGAAGTAAAGCTAATTCAATCCAGTCTAATACATCGTTATATTTATGAATAGCATCTACCCACTTACGTGCAGCTACAGCTAATTCAAATTTCTTATCTAAGATACCAAGTTCATTAATAGAAGTTCCTTTGAAGTCTCCATCTTCGAATTCTTCAGGAATCTCTAATTGTTGAACCGCATCATAGATTAGTTTATCATTATTAACAAACTTAAATGCATTAGTTAAAGAGTGATCTAAGATTTCAATGAAACAGTATTTAAGAATATTTGGTTCATGTACAATAGTCTTAAAGTTTTCATATAAACGTTTCAATAGATCTACTACTTTAATAATGAATGTAGCATCTCTTGGAGCTTCATACATTGCATATCTTTCAACTTTAGAGTTGATATATTTAAGATGAATATAATCAGAGAAGTTATTACGAATCTCTACTGGTGTAGATTCATAAGTTTCTACATAAGTCTTTTGGAATTGTGGGAATGTATAATCATCATAAGAGCAATTGATAAGATAAGACAATAAATACATTGTAGTTTCTTCATCATATTTCTTACGATCATCATAATAACCAAGTAATTCATCTTTGTCAGATTGCATTAAAGTAACGTGTAGCTGTAATGCATACTCTGGACATTTTTCATTAACCAATTCAGTTAATGTATTAACGTAGTAGTTATAGATTTCTTTATCGGCTTTAGCATTAGTATCAAACATAACTACATCAAGCAATGTACCGACTTTGGAGAATCTATCAGTAATGATTTCAGTCAATTCATTAAATCTAGGCTCATCTTTTAATACTTCATATATCCGTTCAGGAACGTAGTTAAGCATTAGTATTTCACCTCCGAATGATATTCAGCTTGATAAGCTTTATATCGTTGTATAATTTCATATAAACGTTCAGTCTCTTCTTCATTCAAAGAGTCTAACCATTCTCTAATTGTGTCATAGTATACATGCATCATGATACAAGTAGATTCAAGGAAGTTATATTCCCATTCATCTCCAAATTCTAAGTAACGTTCATATCGGCAACCACCATCACACATGCAACGACATTTACAATCATCACATTTAGGATTCTTACATGGTTTTTGAAGTAATTCATCACCGAATTTCTTATCTTCTTGAGATAATGCAGTACAATAAGATTCCCAACCACTTGGAGTGATAACCTTATACTTACCAGCATCACAAGAACCAAAGCATCTATCATTTTGAATGACTGCAATGATTCTATTAAGATGATCCATATACATCTTATCTAATGTAAAGGTCTTCTTATATTGCTCTTTAAATACATCTAAGAAGTTATCTGTATATAAAGATCTATGAGCTACTACGAACTCACCAGATACCCCATATTTCTTGAATTCCATAAACTGTTTATGGATTTCTTCCATAAGATGAACGTTCTCATTACCTATAACACATTTGATATCAAATTTCAATCCACGTTCAATAGCATACCATATATTTTGGTATACATTAGAAGCAATAGATTTACCACATGTATCAACACGATTCTTATCTGCAAAACCATCCCATGATAATTGGATTTCATTCATAGGATATTTCTCATTAAGATCGATAAATTCTTTAAAGTTAACTACAGTAGAAGTTACTATTTGGAATTTAAGTTTTCCATAGTATTTCTCCATAGTCTTTTCGATAAGATCAAGACACAAAAGAGGTTCGCCTCCGAAGAATAAAATCCTCGAAGGCTTTTCTGTTTGTATAATTTGATCTATCTGTTCAAATGTCATTGTTGCAGGGTTATCTCGTCCTTTGATGTAACAATACTCACATCTATTAGGACAAGCTTCAGTAAGCATTAAATATATCTCTTTATACATTATTCATTTTCAGCAGCTGCCATTGCTGCTCTTTCCTCTTCAGTTAAACTATTTAATTCATCTTCATTAACTTCAAAGTTTGAAGGTAATGGTGGAATTGATGGTACAGTCGGTTGAGCTTCAGATTCCGTACTTGGAGTTATAGTCTCTGTAGTTGGAGTAACTACTGGAGGTACAGGGATAGACGGAATTGGAGGGACTGTAGGAGTTTCAGTAGTATTTGGAGTAACTACTGGAGTAGTAGGTTCTGTAGATTCAGTAATACGTTCTTCTTCATGTTTAATCAATTCTTCTGGACTCATTATAATATGACTACCTTCTTGATTATTAAATTCAGATAATCTAGCAAGGTCTTCATCATTTACACTAAATCCTTCTGGAAGACCAATATTAACTTTAGGTACTTCTGGAGTACCAATAGCTTCACCAGCATTAGGTGTATCAAAGTTTCCAGGAATTGGAGCTGAAGTATTTTCTGGATGAGTAGCACTATCATAATCAGTATTCATTACAACAGTAGCCTCTTCTTCAGATAATCCGTCTACTACCATCTTCTTACATTTAAGAAGCATTTCTTTATTACCAGCTAAGTCTTTAAGTTTATCAATATTGTTTTGATACCAAGTATCTACATATGTCTTAAACTTATTCATAACTAGCTTATTAGCATAATCATCATATAGGGTATAATCTAAATCATCGGAACTAATGAAGTTTCTATCTGAAGGTAAGATATTATCAAAGTTCATAAGGAACTGAGGATATAGTCTTTGAATCAAATAGAATCGTCTCATAGAGATGATAAACCCAGTGATGTTATTCTTATTATAATAACGCAAGGAATCAAAGAAAGCTTCTTTATCATCCAATGCTTTATCAAGATACTTGTATTCTTTATATACCCAATGGAAGAACTTAGGATAATTATTCAAATCAAAGTATGCTTCATATAGACGTTCAAATGTCCAGATAACACCAATCGATCTTAGCTTATTATCAAAGTCCATATTATCTACATTAGATAATTCTTCAACTTTAGCTAATGTAGTTAGACGTTGCTCTTTAGTCATTCTAGGAATGATATATTGTAGAGCAGCACATCTAACTTCAAGACGTAAGTTATCTAAAGTATCTTTAGAGTTAATATATGATTGGATTTGTTTATAAACCTTGGACATATATTTTTCATATTCATCGAAGATATCTACATTACCAGATGTAGAGATACGTAAACAGTATCTGATACTACAGTAATTGAAGTATGCAGTATGAATATATTTAGGTAAAGCAGCTCTAACGTCTTCTTGTACTTCAGTATACATATTACAGAATAGAGCAACAAGAAGTTCATATTCTAGAGCACTTGATAATTTATATGAGATTGCTTTATCCAATAGGACGAATCTATCACGTAGATTCTTTACATTATTAAGCAATTCAGCAATTACATCATATGATTGAGTCTTAGTATAAACTAATAGATTATATAGAGACATATCAGTTGCTTTCAACTTAGTCTCTAATTCATCTATTATTTTACCATAGGCTTCAGAATGACTGAAATCATAATAAGATTGTAAGTCAGATTGGATTGTACTTGGGTCGTACATCTTCTTAGCTAGTGCATTGATTTTATCAGTGATACCGATAGATTTAGCAAACTCATACACTTCGTCTAATAAGAAGATTTTCATTACGACCAACCTCCACAGTTTTGATTATGGCAAGTATTATATTGGCAAGATTGGCAACCAAGTTGACAAGTTGCTTGACATGCTACTTGACAAGAAAGGATACAATAACCAGAACCGTCAAAGTATTTATTCCAGTTACGGTTTAGATAGTTATTGATCTTATTATAGTTTTCGATGATATCTGTAAACTTACGATGAGTTAATAACTCAGTTGCAGCAAATTTAGGGATATCTTCTACGTCTGGGATTTCGTCTTCAAATAATGTATGTGCATAGTTATAAGCATCCCAGTTAGCTTTGATCAATTTATTGAATTGGTCTAAAGTAAGTTTTTCATCAGTATCAGTTGTATTGATGATACTCATGTCTTCTTTAAATAACTTCTCAGTTATATTTTGACCTTTCATTTCATAATAACGGTCAGGAAACATCTGAGGGTTATTACGAACTTTAACAATATCCTTTAATTCGGATACTTGGTATTTCAAACGAGTAGCTAGATAGTTTACTTGATTGATAAACTCTTTGTCTAGCGGTTTTTCTTTATATTCTTCACTAACAGCTGGGTCAGTGTATGAATATTTACCACGATTTGGCATTTGTTTCCTCCAATGTTTAAATTACTTATCTACGATGCTATCTAAGATAGCAGAAGACATAGATAATTGGAAAGTGAAATAGTCATTAAAGCTAGGAATGACATTACCCTTACAATCTAAGTTATTATACATTTCTAAGAATCTGTCTAATTTCATCTTAAAGTCTAAGGAAGTAATATCAGCTGTCTTAACTTCAGTATCAAAATACTTCTTGAGTTTTAAGTTCTCAATAAGTACGTTTAACTTACGAGATCTAATATTCTCAGCAGTTAATAGTTTATCTCTAAACTTAAGTGCTGCTGGTACTAAAATCTTTTGAATCTTACAGTAGGATTTAGTTGGAGTATAGAAGTCATGATTTTCAGTTAAGTTTTGGAAAGGACAACCAGACTTGCATATAATCTTGGCTACACAGTCTTTGCATTCTTCCATTTCAAACTTAGCTTGTTTAGCTTCATCAGAAACTTTGGTTTCATCTACACCAGTTTTCATATTACCAATCTTCATTTCTTTTAAGAATTCAAGATCAGTAGTTGGGAAGTTATGACAAGGATATACATCCATATTCCAGTCAATACATACCCAGTATTTATTACCAATATGACACATCTTTGTATCAGATACTTCAGGTTCCATAGCTGTACCGATAATGTCATCAATATGCTTGATATTGATATTACGATTATTATCAGTATCATTCAAGATATCTACATAGAGTTCAAGCATCTTATTATAGTTATCTTCATAGTCTTTCAATGCTTCATCAGACCAATCTAAGTCAGATGCAGCAATTGGACAAATATTATTAATGCCAAGATCTAATAGCATCTTAACACTTTCAAACATGTATTTTGCACTCTCTGGAGTTACAGTCATACGTGCTTCAATAAGATGAGTTAGACCACGGTCTACCATTTTCTTAATATTCTTAACTACAGTATCAAATGAACCATTACCAGCATGATCTTTACGATGCATATCATGCATTTCCTTAATACCATCAATAGATACTAAGACAAATACATCATTATCATCAATATAATCAAGCATCTCATCTGTCATTTGCATCATATTAGTTGTAATACCCACTTGAGCATTATAATGCTTTTCATTGATATGATCAAGAATAGCTTTAACAACTTTCCAATTTACCATTGGCTCGCCACCAAATAGATTATAAGTAAATCTTTGGTTTGGCATATTCAAATTTTTATTATAAGTACGATCAACGATCTCAATAGCAGTATCGACATCCATGTCTTTATCACCTTTGGATCGTTCAAAACAATAATCACAAGCAAGGTTACAACGATTAGTAATAATCATTGTAACCGAGTTTAGATCTTTGTATATTTCTTCAAATTGTTTCATTACGTTATCCTCTATTCTAACTTTAAAATACATATACTACAATGTATTTTGAACCCTAAAAAACTATCTTAGAGCCGCACCAGTCATTTGCCAGCCATTGTCTGTATAAATATAGAGCATACGTTGTGCAGTATGATAGAAGAATTCTTTATTATTTTGAGGACTAGTTGGATATTCAGTACCAATAGTAATACGGATACCATTAATACGAATAGCACTATCTGCAGTAGCTGCATGAGTTGCTTCATCTGCAGTTTTAGCATGACCAGCTTCATCGGAATAACCTGCACGATCAGCACGTAATGCTTTATTTGCTGTATCAGAATAAGATAAAGCAGATGGTTGGTCTTTCAAGTCGTTATAAGAACCACTTGTAGCTACAGCAGCTAAACCAGTACGGAAGTTATCAAATACAGCTTTATCTAGTTTAGAGTTTAATAGAGTTGTAAGAGATGTATCTGTACCACTAATCATATCTCTAATTGGACCAAGAGCTTTAGACAATTCAGAATCTGTATAAGATTTAGCATCATCTAATGTTTTATTCCATTTAACACGTTCTGCTGGTGTAATATGACGATCAGCATCGTTAACATGCGAAGTTAAATCAACAGCAAGTGCCTTTGCATTAAGTAGGTCAACAAGACTCGGTGCTAACTCCGCAATGGTAATTTTATTTTCTTCATTAAAAGTTCCCATTATGAACCTCCTTGTAAAGTATTATTTTGAATTATCCTAATGTTCTGGATAGGCGAAAATATGCTTATATACCAGCCACATTCTATTAAATAAAGGAGGTACTAGTAATGGCAAAACGTATTGCTAAACAGATTACCAATCCTAAAGATATAGAATTTCTTTTAGGTATTACCGAAGAGGAAGGAACCAGATTATCCTTTATTATGGAATTATTTGGTGAATTCAATGGTAAGGTAAGATTTAATACATATGATACATTTATTGTCCCTAAAGGATCTTATGGTAAAGAAGGTAAGAAGAATAAAGATGCATTCTTAACTACTATAGGTATCTGGATATTCAATAAAGTATTTATAGAAAATGAGTTATTCGATTTATATGGATATATCAATGAGCCAATTAATAAGAAGATGGTTGGTAAGATTACAGATAAGATCGGATATGCTGTACTTGAAGAGAAAGTACCACTAGATACATTAAAGAACTTCATCATGAAAGCTCAAAAGTTCATGCCTTATGTATCAGTATTAGCTAATGGTTATTCTATGAAGCTATTGACTATTACTAAAGTAATCAATAAAGCTAAAGCTGACTTAGTTAAGAAATATCGTGATAGATTAGATAAGAATGATCCTGATGCAGTAATTGCTATTCAAGAAGAATTACTTAAACTAGCTAAAGAAACTCTTAAAGATGACGTTGGTATTGATACATATAACTCTGGTGCTCGTGGCAGCTTTGATAATGACTTCAAAAACATGTTTATCATGAAAGGTATCACTAAGAATCCAGATCCAACTAAAGGTTATAATATCATCATGTCTAACTACATTGAAGGTATTACTAAAGAAGAATATGCAGACTTTGCTAACTCACTAGCTGAAGGTCCTTATTCTCGTTCCAATAAAACAGAAGTTGGTGGTTACTGGGAAAAACTTATGTTGCCAGCATTCCAACATGTTAAAATTGGTAAGAAAGGATCTGACTGTGGTACTAAACGTACAGTTACAGTTACTTTGAATGATAAGAATATCAAAGAGTATATGTACTGTAATATCAAAGAAGGTAATAAGCTAGTAGAGCTTAATACAGATAACCAAGATAAATATCTAGGTAAGACTGTACAATTTAGATTTGCTTCTATGTGTGAAGCTAAAGATGGTATTATCTGTAATGCATGTGCAGGTAATCTATTCCATAAACTAGGTATTACTAACGTTGGTGCAGCTATGCCTCAAATAGCATCTAAACTTAAATTGATTGCTATGAAAGCATTCCATGATTCTCAAGTTGTTATGACCAAAATGGACCCAGATAAAGCATTTGGGTTTGATAAATAAATAATACCATAATAACAAATTATTAGTATTAAATAGCCTATACCCATCTATCTGGGTATAGGTATTATTTTTCTCGAGGGGTGAGTATTAAATGATTATTTATTCTAAGAACCTTTTAAAAAATTTTAAACTCTTACGTGATAATGATATTCAGAAACGTCAAGTTATGATTGTATTAGATATCGATGATAAAACATATACACGCTTATATTCTATTTATCATAAACGTGCTATTACTGAAGCTAAGTATACTAGCAGTAAGAACTGGGTTAAATTATTCAATGAAGGTAATAGTATCTTCAAAATTATGAGTAAGTATCCAGAGATTACTACATTTGCTACTCTAGAATTATACTTCAAAAATCAATTCGTTGCTTTAGAATTGAATGAAACTGTAGAAAAATCTAATGCTAGATTCGTTGAATGGTTAACTGATGAATTCATTACTAAGAATCGTAAACTTAAAGATATTGCATCTGATAATGGATTTACAGTTAGAACTCTAAGATCTGCTTGTGAAAAATTTGGTGTTAAAAGATTCCATATTGAGAATCGTAAACCTGCAGTAAGAGAAGTGCCATATACTACTATTGAGAAATATCCTTGTAACTTCTTGAAGAATCCTGAAAGTGTAGAGTTATTAAATAAAGCATATGCTATCCTAACTGAAACTAACAGTACTAAAGAATTACATGATAAACTTAATGTATCTCCTAGATATGCTAAACGCTTACATAGTGATTATAATATCTTTAAAGCTGATAAGATTCCTTATAGTAAGATTATTAAACTTATCCGAGAAAACCGTCTCACTTTAAGAGAAATCAATGAGCAATTGAAACTTCCTAAACGAGTTCAATTCTATCTCAATAATAATATCTTTGCATCATTGATTCTTAATAAATGCCCAGAAGATATTATGATAGAAGAAAATCGTAGATGTGTATTCCCTTCTATGTGTGGAGACTATACATATATCACTCGCTCTAAAGGTAGACCTAATATTAAATCTATGATCTCTATTTTAACTACCGCTGATCCAGATAACTTCCTTGATGATTTGAAGAAGATTAAAGTTATTATTGAAAATAAAGATCGTGATACAATTCTATCTAAACTCGGTTGTACTGAAGATGAATTAAAATCTCTTATGACTAAATATTATATAGATGAATATGTGGAAGGAGGAAATAATTAATGACAAGTATTAACAATCAAGTTTTGAAACTCTATACAGATGGAGTTTTATTAGAAGATATTCATAAAACTTTGAAGCTTCCAGTTAAAAGTATTGTGGATATTATTTTCAATGCAAGATCTAAATCTGTAAGCAATAATGTGAAATGTAAGAAAACCAACTGGTATGTCTATTTATGTGAGTTTCTATATGAAGGTAAATCACTTAAAGATATTGTAGTTGGAAGATCTATTACAATTGATGAATGTATTGAAATGATTTGTAATGTAATCAAAATGGATACAGTTCCTAAAGGTACTCGTGAAGATGTATTAGAAAAAATCTCTAAGGAGACTGGCGAATCTCCTAGTGATATTGCTAAACGTTTTGATGTGCCTTATGCTAAAACTTTTGCGACTACTATTAAGAAACTCTGGAGATAACTGATATGGAATTGAATATAAGAACTACACAACCAATTGATACCGAATATGAATTTCAAACTAGATTAGAAATACTAGATTTGGATAAAGAACGTGAGAAAGGTATCGTATATGGTAGAGATTTCTTCATTAGAGATTCTCAGGCTATTAAGAAAGATATTAAATCTGATTCATCTATCTTCTCTAGTAAATATGGTGCATCTATATTAGACCAAGATGCATTCAAAGATAGATATAGATGTCGTTGTGGTCATCTTAGAGGTGCATTATATAATGGTGAAGAATGTCCTACATGCCATGAGAAAGTTAAATATGTAGATGATGACTTTGGTATCTTTGGATGGATTGTATTGAGTGATAAATACTATGTAATCCATCCAAATCTATATGAAGTACTTAAAAGCTTCATTGGTGCTAAAAAGCTAAATGCTATTATCAAATATGATAAGGAAGCAAATGAAGATGGGTTTGTAGAAGATAATAAACCAATCAAAGAAGATCAACCTTTCGTTGGTATTGGTATGATGGAGTTTGCAGAACGTCTCGATGAAATTCTAGAATTCTATCATAATAAGACTAAGAGTAATCCTAAGAAGGTTGACTTATATAACCACTTAATGAAACACCGTGAGAAGATTCTAACTCATAGTATTCCAGTATATACATTATTCTTACGTATGGTAAATGTAGTTGGTGATCAATTTACATTTACTAAGAATAATAAGTGGTATAATAATATCGCTCGTAATGTATGCTTCGTTAATGATGAATCAATGGAAGTATATCGTAGAGTGAAAACTAAGAATGATATCTTATATGATATTCAAATGAGTATTGAAGAAGTATATAGTGTTATTCTTAATGATATGCGTGGTAAGAAAGGTGCGATCCGTTCGGTAATGGCTGGTCGTTATAACTTCACTGCACGTGATGTAATCAAACCAGATGAAACTTTAAGAATTGATGAAATTAGATTACCTTATGTAGCATTGGTTATTCTCTTAGAGCAAACTATTATAAACTTCTTAGTTAAGTCTCTAAGTCTATCTTATACTAATGCTTATAAGAGATGGTTTAAATCTCAAATAGTTAAAGATCCATTCATCTTAAATATCATCAAGAATATCATTAACTCTAAAGAACGTGGTATTGCATTTATTATCAATCGTAACCCATCTATTAATCATGGGTCATTGTTACAAATGTATTGTGTTGGAGTTAATGAAGATGACTTTACTATGTCTGTACCATTACAAATTCTTAAGATGCTGGGTGCAGACTTTGATGGTGACTGTATGAATATTATGTATATTATCAATAAAGAATTCGAGGCTAGAGCTTGTAAAGTTCTTAATCCACGTAATGCTATGATGATATCTCGTAATGATGGTAAGTTTAATTCTGCAGTTAACCATTTTAAAGATACTTATGTAAATCTAAACAGCCTTATATATGTAGCTCGTGATGCTTATAGTGAGTCTGAACTAGATAATATACGTAATTTGCAAGCTATGAAATAGTATCATCCTCTGGTTATATATTATAACCCTGAAGGAGGATGATATAATATGGTTCCAACAAACCAAAGATGGGCGTTTATATTCGAACGTCCACCAGACAATCAAGGAGTTAGAGCTAACGGGTCGGCTCAACTCCTAATAAACGTGGTGAATGGCATAATACGACCATTCACCATACTTGACTCGGAAATAGAAGATCATCTAATAACCTATAGGTTAATACCTGATGAAGGTTATAAAGATGATCCAGAGCTAGAAACTGAACTGATGCCAATAAGTGATAATCAGTTCGGTTGCATTATTATCGAGGAGGTGACCGACATGGGTGGTACATTCGGCAGTCTTCGATAATAATAAAATATCATAATGTATTAAACGAGGAAGGCTTTAATAGCCTTCCTCAACATTATGATAATATTTTTTTGTAAATAAAGGGGTGAATTGATTGAGAAAAAACTATTACATCCCAGCTCCTGTATCAGCTGATGAAAAAGGTAATGTGCCTATATTAATAGAAGAGACTCTAGGAGATGATCCTGGGAATGGCTCTAAAATAAAAGATGGTAATAAACGAATTGAAAATAATGATAAAGTAGATAAATCTGAGTTATTCGGTGATGGTCATGAACGTGTACTGAATACTGATGACTGGGTGGATGTAGAGATTGGTAGTAAGATTGATAAACAATTATTAAAAAATCTCTGTGTTCCTAGCACAAGTCATACTTATTCTGTAGCTGTAGAGTTCTTTAAGAATTGGATTCTAAGTAAGTTTGATAAGACTTACTTTAAGACAGTATATATAGATGGTAAGCATTTATTTGATGAGTTTGCTAATATTAATGAACGTGAACTTATTAAACGTGGTAAGCCAGCTATTGCTATTATTCCTAACATTGATATAGATTATAACCGTGAAGGTATAGATATCGGTTTACATGATTTAAACTACTATGCTAGAACGTTTAACTATAGAGAAACATTCTTTAAAGATTTAACTAATGATCTATATCTTGGAGTATCATTTGATCAGCTATTATTCCAATTCCAAATTAAGATCAAAGTAAATACTAAAGCTAAACAATTAGACTTAGTAAGATACTTAAAAATGGCTTATAAAATTGGTGCTACAAGTGGTTACTATACTGATATGGATGTACATGTACCATATGATATGCTATTTGATTTAGCTGATAAAGTTGGTTTTGAAGTAGATTATGATAAGAAGCTAATCAAAGAGCCATTTAAGTTCTTGGCTTATTTAAATAGACATTCTGAAGTACCATTCATATATAAACTACGTAATATGAATTCTAAATGTGAGTTCTTCTTACGTGCTTCAAATATGTATGTACATCTTAGAGTACCAGATATCAATATAGATGATGGCGAAAGACAAAACCAAGTAAGCTCTAATTACTATATTGAATTCAGTGCTGAGATGAGATTCCCAGCTCCTAAAATATACTGCTACTTCACTATGCATAAGAGTGAATTCTTACGATTTAATCTTGATGGTGAAAGTAGAACTTATATGGTTAACTTCTCTAATATCCCAGCTACTAATGAGAAAGCATGGGATCAATTCATTAATGTACCATATGAAGAAGAAGATAAGTCTAAACCATTAACTATTAACTTTAAAGAGATCTTTGAGAAAGATATCAATATTATGAGAGTTATTAATGCATGTAATAAGGCATTCATATCTCCATCAGTATTCTTAGACTTCAAGATATTCAATAATAATGAAGAATATCTATATGATATAGACTGGGAAAATATGTCATTGACTACTAGAAGACCAGTTGAACATATCTTATCTAACTTTGTAGTATATTTGAATAAAGAGTTCTTTAACGATTCTATAACTACCATGGATAATGCAATGAAGAAACGTATTCAAGATACTAAAGTAACTGATAATAACTCTGGTATAGATCCTTACGCAAGATAAAATATCCCCATAGGAGTTGAACTCCTATGGGGTTTATTTTTTTTTAGTTATAATAAGTTAGAGTATAGTCGAATTCAATATTCTTACCTGCACCAGAGCAGTATACAATAACTAAAGTATTGGTTTTCTTAACCCATACTTCACCTAGACCACCATTTGGATTAACTGTTGGTGTAATAGATACACCAAAGGAAGTATTACCAAATTCATGTCTAATAATAGTACCATCAGTACCATTAAAGATACCAGTACCAACTAAGAATGCAGACATATCTTTCTTAAGAGAAAGCTGTTCACGTTCTTGGTCTGTAATGAATCTATTGTTAGGATCTTGAGCAATGATAGATGGTGGTAACGTTGTAGGAAGATGATAGTTATTAGCTCCTTCTTCAACGGAATCTAATTTAGCTTTATCTTCTTTAGTCAACAAACCATCTCTTTCACCACTAGCAGACAATCCTGTAGCTTTATTATTCCATGCTAAGATTTGTTCATCAGTTACAAAACGATGAGTTGGATCTTGAGCAATAATTGTAGCTTCATGAGTATCTGGATGAACGTAATAGTTTGCATTAGTCTCAATGGTATTCATTTTAATCTTATCATAATGACTCATGATACCATCAAGAGTTTCTGTTGCAATATTACGACTAGCCTTATTAGACCAATCAGCTCTTTCTTTATCAGTAATGAATCTATGATCTTCATCTTGTTTGATAAGCATTGGATCAATATGATCTGGCATACTAAAGTTAGTTGCACCAGCTTCAATAGAATCCAATTTATATTTATCTTCTTTAGATAATAGACCATTGTATTGATAAGTAGCAATTCTGTCTTCAGCTTTAGCTGTCCAGAATGCTTTTTCTCTATCAGTTACGTGTCTAATATTAGCATTGTCAGGATGAACGTAATGATTAGCATTAGCTTCAATAGTATCTAACTTAGCTTTATCTTCTTTAGCCATCTTACCATCTACTGCTACAGTAGCAAGTGGAATGGAGTTAGCTGAGATAGGAATCCAATCATTACCATCATATCGATAAGTAATATTATCTTCATTACAAGTTACAGTCCAACCTTTTTGTGGAGATGGATATTTAGAAATCAATTCTGTGAAAGTTTCTACAGATTCTTTCCAGATATTATCATACTCTAATTGAGAGAACTTGTTATCGATCTCTTCTTTAGTGTATTTATTATTCCAGCTAAGACGGTCATTATTGGAAACATGCATTTGTTTATCTCCAATATGACGGTTAACTATAGTTAATACAACGTTTACTTTTTGTTGTGCACCTTCTTGGGTTTCTTTGTTATTCCAAGAAGCTTTATCTACTGCAGATACGTGAATATTTTCATCATCAATATGAGCATCGATAGTTTGCTTAGCCTGAGTAATAGTTTCTTTTTCTTTTTGAGTAATATGAATCTTATTATTACTCAAGTGGTCTAATACGTTCTTATTATTAGCAACGATATTAGATAGATTATTATAATCAATACCGGTACCTTTGACTTTATAGCCATCAGTACCAGCAAATGCTACTAACTCATCAACGACAGAATCTTCATTGATATTTTTAAGACGTCGTAGTATATCTGGTTTTGCCACTACTATATCCTCCTTTATTGTTTTAATGCAGAGATAGCTAACATAGCAGCAGATGTATGCTTAGCAGCTTCTGACATCTTGTTCATTTTATAACGTAAATCAGTATCTTCAAATTTAGATACATAATCATATTCGGCAACTATGAAACCTAAAAGCTCACCGCTATTATATTCAAATATACCACTGAAGATACATGTTTTATCTTGTTCATCAAAGAATAATTTGGAAATGAAGGCATCAATTTTATTCTCATTCTTATAGATAACAAAGTTGTGTTTCTTTAAAAGATCTACAACCAGTTCTTCCATAAACCCTATAGGTATATCTTTATGCATTTTAATCAAATGATATTTAGCTAATCCATCTTTATCTACCTCACAGATGCAAGATGCTTTTAAAAATGGAATATTGTTTAAGGAATGAGTACCATTATGGAATAAATAGAACTCAACTCTATCCGCATCTACGTCTTCTAATATTTCTTTTACATTATGCTTGAGACTATCACTAATTCTTAAGAATATTTCAACTATATTCTTTTCTTTCGTAGTAGGTTTGTCTCCTCGCATTCTAGCTAATTCTTCTTCTAAGTATCTAATTCTATCATCATTATTACCATTGGATTGATTGTTATTATTAGCACTCATAGCTTTAGCTAGATATATTAAGAGTACAATAAGAAGTACAATAATTAAAAGAAAAGCGACTAGACCAAAAACAAATGGACCAAACTCATTTATCATTCTTCCTAAACTTTGAAAAATTTCGTGTACTTCGGAAAGCATTTGGACCTAATCACCACCCCTACTAAATAATTGCCTTAAAGTAACTATTCATATGTTAAAAATTACTTAAGAGCTTTATTTATGAGGTAAGCAGTACCAGTAAGTGCTACAGCACCACCGACAAATTTCATGGTTTTGTTTTCATGTTTAACTTTCTTAAGTTCATCATTTAACTCACGTTGTTTATCTTCCATAGATAATTGATAAGCAGCGATTTGACGATCTGCTACTTTAGTTACATCGATAGTTAATTCATGAGCTTGATTAACTTTAACTGTACCATCTTTATCTGTAGTATGAGATGTTGTTGTTTGCATTGGTACATCATAAGTTTGATCATTATATTTAATTCTAGCAACTGGTGCTTGATCTTGAATATCTACATCAGCATCTTCAGGAGATTCTTTTTCTACATAACGAATCTCTGTTTGATTATTGTTAACTACACGTTCAGTTACTGGTTTATTTTTCTTAAGATCTTCTACTGCATTCTTAACAATACGAATTTCATCGGCTAATTCTACATCAGATACAGTAGCTCTAAGATCTGCTATTTTTTCATTTGCTGCATCAACTTGGTCTTTCATGATCTTATATGTAACAAAACCACCAATAGCCATAGATGCAATAAAGAATAGCACTACGAAAATAATAGGTTTCTTATAATTTTTAAAATTTTCTATTAAAGTATTTTTAAAATTTTCTAAACTAGCTTTCATATAATTCTCCCATAATTATTAAGCAATACGTTCCCACATATTAACTGATATATACGGAGGTAAATTATTATGTGCAACCGCATTACCAGTTTCTTGGGTTTCAAAATCTAAATCAAATTGTGCACTACCAGCATTGATGGAAGCACCATTAATTGGTACAGCTCTAGATGTAAATGTATTATACTTTTGATCTGCTGGAATATCATATGCACCATTACCACCATTAGAACCATTCCAACCAGTCAATTTGAAGTTTGGTGGAGCAGCTACTGGTATTTTTTCTTTATTAGGTCTTGTGATTTGAACACCATTATTATTTTCTGTAGTACCAGTAGCATGATAATGGTCTTGCATCATATTAGATGTATCTACTTGAATACCAGACTTTCTAACTCTGTGACTATGAGCTGGTAATTCTCTAGTAGTTAATATATGATCTTTTTCACCACCAGTAGATCTTAATGGATAATCTACGCCAGAGCTTATAAGCATTTTACCTGTACTTACTTTTCTCCATTCACCACCGCCTAAGATAGTAGATGGATCTAATGTAGAGAAAGTTAAATAAATACTACCAATAGGATATGCTTTATTTAAAATTTGTTTAGCTACATAATCTTCTAATAACTTAATAGTTACAGGACTATTAGCATTACCACCTATAGTTACATCAGGTACTTTAACTATACCAGTAAATGTAGGGCTATCTGCTTTAGCATAATAAGATGGTAGCATACCACCAAGCTTTTCGGCATTATCTACATTAACATTTAATCTATTAGGATTATCACCATAGATTACATGACCATGCTCATTAACTGTAACTCTAATATAAGACCCTGCATTAACCCCACTTGTAGGATGCTTATAGTTATTAGCAAAATTATCAATTTTATCTAACTTAAACTTATCTTCAACACTCATTAGACCAGCTACTTGTTCAGTTGCAGGTTTAATTCCATCTAAGATAGTATTCCAACGATTACGCTCTTCAGCTGTAATATGCTTAACATCATCTTGAATATGAGCATATGATAAATCAATCTTCTCATTAAGCAAGGAGTTAAGTTCTTTATTGGTAATTTTGTCTAGTTGTTTATCATAACTAACACCGCTTCTACTAGAAAAAGAAACGGCTAATTTACTAGTTGCCATACTTCCTCCTTACTAGCATACTTGATTTTTATATTCCCAAGTATCACCTTTACCGGATCTCATTATACATTGGTTATCAAAAAGAATAAATTCATAAGCTGGTTCATCTTCATCTGCACGCAAACCAAATACTGTAGCATATTCGGTAGTTGTATCCATATTTAATCCAAGTACAGATATTTTACGTTTACCGATAAACTTAAAGAAATTAGAGTAGTCATTTGGTTTAGTTGGTTTCTCAGTATCATCATTTAAAGCTTTTAAGAATAAACCAACTTCAGCAAATACTGAATTCCATTTTTTAACTGGATCATATGCATTCAAACAATTGTTAGGACCGATCCAGAATTTCTTTTGATCTTTCTCTTCAGGATCGTTCTCTTGTTTTACATATGGAGATTGAGCTTTAATATAACCAATATTAGCAATTTGATCATCTTCAGCATCTAGTTTAGGCATAGGTGCTTTAGGAGTACCAAAGAATGTTGGAGAAGTTAACTTAGCATAAGAGTCAGCTGGTACATTACCAAGACGATCTGCATTGTCTGCAGTTGTATTAATCTTAGATGGATTACGACCAGAAATTACATGACCTTGTTGATCTACTTCTACTTGCAAATATAGTCCAGGTGTAACTGCCGTATTAGGATGCACATAATGATTTGCTTCAGCTTCAATACCAGCAAGTTTTAGTTTTTCTTCTGGTGACATAAAGCCTTTAGTGTGTTCATCTGCCAATGGTAAATCAGTTACTTTATTCCATCTATCTTTGTCTTCTTGAGTTACATGAATAACTTCATTTTGCGTATGAGCAAGATTCTGCTTTATAGTATTCTGAAGAGATAAAGATAGTTCTTTAAAGCCAATTTTATCTAATTCGTAGTTATAAGGCATACATTAACCTCCTTTATTTGTATTACGTTTATGTTCAAAATAGGGCTCCAATGAGTTCTGAGACCCATTGGAGCATAAGGTTATTCGCCTTCAGGAATTAATGCAAGAGCATCTTCACATTCACTTTGGAAACGATCAAGTAAAGCTTGACGACTAGCAGATTGGTTCCATTCATAAGAAGAGCATACACCAAGATAGATTGCTTTAATCATAGCTCTATCAATATTCTTACCATCTACATAAGACATAGTTGGATATCCAAGATAATCAAGAGCATCCATCCACATTTCTTCGATATTACCAATACCATATTGAATAGCACGAGAGAATACTACCTGTTTCATAACTTCATGATGGTTTTCAATATTATATCCAATACGACGAAGAATAGCAATTGCAGGATCATAGTAATGCTCAAGTACATATTTATCTTGAGCTTCTTCGAAATCTTTAGCATTATCAGAGTTAGCTAACCATTTCCATGCTGCATCAAATTCAGTACCAGTTAAAGGATGTTTAGCTAATTCAGCCCCAAACCAATAACCTTTTTCTTGTAACCAGTCTACAAATTCATCTAAAGAACCTGCATTACTGGAGAATTGGTAAGTGCCATAAGATTTTCCGCCTGGGTCTCCCCAACCGCTAGAAATAGTACCGATACCAGCACCACCAGATTCATACTTTTCGGATAATTCACCGATTTTCATAATTTAATTCCTCCTTACATTTCTTTAAGCGGCTTATGAATCTTCTTTGGTCTAGAAGAATTAGCCATTTCAATAACATCATCTGCAGCTTTACTATTAACAGGCACCTCTACAATCGGATGCTCGACAACAGGCTGCTCAACAATGGGAGTTTTTACAATTTTTGGTGCAATAGGAAATTCACCTTCTGGAGAATTCTTAGAACTATCCACCAACCATTTGAATAAACCAATTAAGCCAACACCACAGGCAGATAATCCTTGCCAGCAGCTATCAATTTCAAACTTAGTTCCGTATAGTCCATTGGACCAGTAACCGAATAACCAAGATCCTAAAACTAAAACTGCTGCCAATAGACCGAAGCCCATGCAAATTAAAGCCATATTGGCTCTCAGAGATCTTAAAAGACTCATGAATTTTAGATCCTCCTTTTATAAAATAAAGCCCCAAAATACCCTCTAAAGGTGGAATCGGGGGTTATCATTATGTTAAAACATTATGGTAATTGATTAACTGAAAGGAGACAAATATGGAAGTCTTTAATCCTGTATATGATAAAATTTCATTAAATGATTTATCTCCAGAGCTTCAAGCATTAATTAAAGATTCTTCTGAGTCTGTGTCTTATAACTTAAGTAGACATATGAAAGATAAGAATGCTCATATTAATAGTTTAGATAGAGAAGCATGGAATAATAAAGCACCTAATGAATCACCTAACTTTACTGGTGTACCAACTGCACCTACTCCTACATTGGGTGATTCTTCCAATAAAATTGCAACTACTGATTTTATTACTAACACACTTAAAATCTTTAAACCAGAGATTGCAATCAAAGCTAATAGATTAACTAATAAGATCAATATTAAACTTGGTGGTGTAGCTGATTCTACTCCAGTACAATTTGATGGTAGTGGGGATCTAGTTATTCCTGTAACTACAGTAGATACTTCTGCACTTAGAGGTGTCTTAGGTAAAGATAAATTATCTGGTAAATATGATATCTCTATTTCTGGTAATGCTAATCATGCAGACACTGCAGACAGAATTGGTGGTATTGAATTAAATGAATTAGCATTAAAAGAATCTCCAGCTTTCCAAGGTAAACCAACTGCTCCTACAGCAGTATTTGGTACAGCTACAGATCAAATTGCTACAACTAAATTCGTTGATAAAGCTATTAAAGCATTAGACTTAGCTGCTATTGCAGCTGGGGCTGGTGGTACACAAACTGGTACCAGATTTAATCCATTTAAAATTAAGATCACTGGTAAGGCTACAGCTAATGAAGTAACTGTAGATGGTACAAGTGATGTAAATCTTAATGTAAGAGATTTAGCTATTGATTATAATGAGATTGCTAATAATCTTAATATCACTAGAGTTAATGGTCATACTGTAGGTAAAGACGTACCAGCTGATGCGGTATTTACTGATACAGTTTATGTGCATCCAAATACTCAAACTGATTTAACTGCAACTGAATTTACTGCTATTACTGTAGATCGTCAAGGTCATGTAATTGCTGGTCGTAATCCATCTACACTAGATGTGGATATTACTAAGAATGCTGCATCTGCTGATAAATTAAAAACTGCTCGTAAGTTTAAATTCTCTGGTGTAACTGCAGCTGATGTAAGTTTCGATGGTACTTCTGATGTAACAGTAAATGTCACTGCTATTCCAGCTAATATTATCACTGAGTCTGAAGATAAACAATTTATGTCTAAAGCTCAAAAAGATAAGTTAGCTGCTACTTTAACTGCAACTGAGATTGCTGATAAGATTACTGAAGCAAGCTCTGGTATGGAATGGAAAGAAGCTGTAGATACTAAATCTAAAATTTCTACTAGATATCCATCTCCTAAGAAAGGTTGGACTGTATCTGTATTAGATGAAGGTAATACTTATCAATACAATGGCTCTAACTGGGTAGTAGTTTCTAGTAGTAATATGCCTAAAGCAACTGCGACTGCTGATGGTAAAATGTCTAAAGAAGATAAAGCTAAATTAGATGGTATTGAAGCTGGTGCTAATAATTATACTTTACCTGCTACATTACCAGCATCTATGATTACTCAAGATGATAATCATTACTTTGTGACTAAATACCAAAATAAGAAACTCCAAGACTTATACAATAAAGGTGAAATGGATACTAAGTTTGCTACTAAAGCAGATTTAGCTAGAACTGATACTGTAAGTCTAGGTAATGGATGGAAAATCTTAGCTACTAATACTGGTGAATTATCTTTCACATTCAATGGTGTTGAAAAAGCTAAACTTGGTACTGATGGTGCATTCAAAGCTGTAAGCTTAGAAGAAACTGGAGGTAACTAATGTTACCTGTAACTAGAAAAGCACTTAAGTACTTTATGAAATTGATTACTCCTGAATATATTAGCTGTTACTTTGTAGCTGTATTCTTTCAAATCTTATGCTATATTACTAATCCTATTGTAGTTCTATTCTGTGATAAGTATGGTAATCTTCCTAAGATATTTAGACTATGGCAAACATATGATAACTGTCTAGATGTAGACTGGATGATCTATGAAGGAGTAGTTCCTAAAATATTTAGATATGACTTTAAAAAGCATTATAAATATTATCCAGAAGAAAAGTCTAATGAAGAGTTAGTTCCAGGTCATGTAGCTATCTTAGATGATGACTTTACTTTTAAAGAAAGAGTACAACGGTATTTCTGTAGACTATTATGGTTATATCGAAATACTGCTTATGGATTTGCATATAGAATTCTTGGTATAACTTACACTGGTATTAGCCAACACGTATTAGAGAATGATCAAACTAAAGGTAAACAAATCTTTGTATCTTTTATTGAAGATCCATATGGTATTGATAGATACTTCTCTGTAAAATCAGCAGAATATTGGACAGTACCATTTATTAATAAACAATTTAGATTTGATATCTATCTTGGTTGGAAACTTTCTGGTACTCAAGAATATACTAATGAAAAACGTGCAATGGTTGCTATTAGAATTAATCCATTCTTAAGTGTAAAATAATTAAAAGTGGTACATCCAATTAATTTGGATGTACCATTTATATTGTTTTGGAGGCAAATATGATTAATGTAATTCCATTAATAGCTAAAAAGTATAACCGTAAGGGGGATACGTCTGGTAGTCTTAAATCATTAATAGATGACTTAAATTGTATAGGTGATACAGATGATGTCTTACTATTCTTAACCAGTATTCCTAGAGAGACAAAGTATTCTTTAGCTGAAGCTTTCAGTGTAATTGTCTCAAATGATGAATATAGAAATATATTTAGAACTAGTATAGTATTTCTAAATATAGATCTAGATTATCATGAATTGCTATTGACTGCAATCAAATCAGAATCTTATGATATCATATGTATGATTAATAAAGCAATACCAACTCCTGATTTATTCTTAGCTAAGAATAACTATGAATGCTTAACTATTGCTTTAGATAAATTATATGCAATATTTGATAAGGTTCTTGGTATGGTTGTTGGTCAAATAAAACATACTGCATCTTCCAAAGAAGGTAGAGCTTTAGGTATATTTATGACATTATGTATCCTTAATAAAGATATTGACAAGTTAGCTTCTTTATGTACTGGATACTTAGCAACTTGTAGATCTGAATATATGGTAAAAGACTTAATGAATAAATCTGCTATGGATGCATTCCAATATATGTCTGAAGAAGATATCCATACAGTAGTTGATGATATTAATTCTCGTACTGTATTATCTAGATACCTAAACAATATGTAAAAGAATGCCCCATAGGAGTTGAACTCCTATGGGGATACCTTTTGATTTTAATAATAGATTTGATAAACAATATCTAAGCCTTTGGAAAGCTCAATCAATTGTTCATTTGGCATATTATATTTAGTCAATGGACGAATATCTTGATAGTATTGTTTACCATTGATTTCTTTCTTCCATGCAGTACATAGAGAGATTGTATTGATACGTGCTTCATTGATACCAACTGTATTGATGAACCATTCACGACATTCTTCTTCAGTAATCTTTAAGTTGATTTCAATGAAAGTTTCAACTTCAGATTCTTTAGTAGAATTGTAAATAGTAGCATCTACTGTAGTACCATCTTCAAAACGAATCTTTTTAACTGGTTTGGATTCAAATGTTTTGAAGTAATATGCTACACGGTTACCAATGATTTTACTACCATGGTAGATTTCTTTTTTAGCATCAGTCAAGTCTTCAGTAATCAATGGGAAACGGAATGGAACCAAATACTCTGGTGCACACCATTTAGCATAGTTTACTTCATATACTTGAGAGTTTTCACGACCACAACCATCAGTACCAACACAGAATAAGTAAACTTTTTCTGGTGTAGATGGTGTTTCAAATACAGAGTTTTCTAAGTTCATTTCTGTATTATAAGATGGTGTAGTATATTGTCTAGGAATATCAAAATGTTGAGTAGCAGTATATTCTGCTCCAGGTAAGATGATTTTATTTTCACCTTCATATAATAAGATATCAGTACCACCAACAAAGACTTTAATGTTGGTTCGGTTATGTGTTGCAGTAATATTACTGTCATCATTAGTATGACTAAATTCTGCAATATGCAACTGTTTATCAGGCATCTTACATTTACCTCCAATTAGTTTTTATCTTCAAAATTTATTATTATGTTTTGGTTATCTATTTGTATCGTACTGGGATACATATACATGATCATGTAATTCAAAGTCATCAGTATTTTTACGTTTAGCTCTATAACCAATTTGATCATACATTTCAGATATACCATAATGATGTATTCTTAATGTATTAGTGTAGACTATAAGCTCTTTCTTAATAAGATTACGTAAGTCATCAGTACGTTTAAGTACAGCAAAGATATGAATCTTATCATGTACATCAGTAGTTGGATCTAATGTAGATATACCATGATCTTTAATACCATATTTCTTGAAGTAGTATCTTAAGATATATACTAATTCCTTTTGAGTAATCTTATCTATTTCATATTTCTTAGCAATATAGCTACTGAAACCATCATAGAATAATTCGAAGTCTTCATTGCTTAACTTAGCTAGATATTTAACTGCATCTATTGGTTTAATATATTGACTATATCTTCTATCGAAGTTATAAACTGTAGTTAACCCAGCTAATTCAATTTTATAAGATTTAAAGAAATCTATAACTTTAGATACATACATCTTTAAGTAGTCAATACCAATACCAGGAAGATAGTTAAATAACTGCTTATAGTCTTCAGATCCCATAAATACTTCAATATACTTAACTGTATCCATGATAGTATTGGTGATGGCTTTCTTACGTTGAAGATCTTCACCAATAGACTTCATACGAAGAATAGAGTTATATAGATCTATATCTTGATAACGTAAGTATTCTGTATAAGTCTTAGCTACTTGAGAACCATTGATTCTAAAGAATTTATTACTAAACTTCTTAATCATTAAAGCATCATATACTGATTTATATGCATCATATATACGTTTATTATCAGCATAATACATGCCTTTGACTACTACATCATATATCTTAGTATTGTTTTCTAAGATAGATAGTAATCCTTTAATGGATATCCCAGGTTTATATGTCTTAAAGTCAGCTACTTTTAGTTCTTCTAATGTATAACCATATTTACGTTCAATATCTCTACGGAGTAAATCTAAATCCGCATCAAAATTGAATCCTTGAATATACATAATTGGAACAGTCTCTGTTTGAATAGTATCTTTCTTATTATAGTATAAGTAAGATAAAGAGAATAGATAGCATAAGATAGAAGATAACTTGAATGTCTTATCAGGTCTAATGTTAGGAACTGATAATCTAATACGTTCTTCAAATCTTTCATCATCAAAGAAGATATTAAAGAAGTAAGGAATCTTAAATGATAGATCACTCATAGACATAACTGTATCTATAGAGATATATTTAGTTCTAGCATAGTTGAATTCCTTTTCAAGGATTTGATTCTTAATATCTAATGGATCGAATTCATTAGTCCATAACCAATCGTCTTCAGTAAATGCATCATAATCTATATACTTAGACTCATCACGAATATAATTATCTGCAGAATCATTTAAAGGAATCTTAACAAACTTAAGATCATAATCTTTAGTTGGATCTTCAATAAAGATATTCTTACGTCTAGCATTTACATATGAGAATGTAAATAGTATAGTATCACCATGGGATAGAATCTTATCTACATCAGAGAATAATGCTTGATCGTCTACTACTTCATAATCTATATTCTCTTCCAATATAGTACCATCTTCACATAAGATTTGCATTTGGTTATTATTATCAGATTCTAAGAAATTATCATATGGATATGGTATATCTATAACTCTCTTACCATTTCTAAAATCATATATATTATACTCAGTTCTAATATAGTTATTGAAATGATCATATATAGAGTTATATATAAAGATACATCTAACTTCACGACCTTTTTCTAAATTAATAGAATCGTCCAATGTAAGTAGTGTACCAGATACTGAATATCTAGACTTATCAATAACGGTACCACCTATAGTTACGATCATACCATTACCAGATTTCTCATAATTATAGAATGGATAGTTGATTGTAAATATCTTTTGATTAGCCACTCTAGCTTTAAGAGAATCTTCAGTAATATGAACCGTATAGTTATTACGTGGATCTTGGAAGAAGTATACTTTAACGGCATCTTTTCCATCTACATAATCTTTTGAGTTTCTAAATGATAAGATATTACCATTTATAATAAAGTTAGATCTATCTAATACTTCACCATTGATGGTAATGATCCATTTATTACGTTTAGTATCATATCCTTCATATGGGAAGTCTATTTTAAATGAACTCATAATACGTTCAATTGGTATTTCAGCAGTAGTTAAAGTAATTCTATCTCTATTCTTAGGATAAATAAAGTGAATCTTAATCTCAGTACCAGAACGCATTACTTTAGTTTGATCTAGAATCTTAATTTTATTCTTTAAGAAAGTATATTCAGAAGAATATATTGGTTTATCATTCAAGAATACTTCTATAGGATATTGACTTTCTTGATATCCTTGGAATGGTACCTGAATATCATATTCTTGAATCCCTGGAATTTCTACTGTAGTTGTATAATAGGATTCTTCCATTTCTACATCGAAGCCCTCAGTATAAATATTATTAAATGTAACTGTACGATTCTTAGTTACCTTATCTTGAGGATATACAAATGAGAAGTTCTTCCCATTGATCATATATCTATCAGATGGTAATAATACAGAGCCATATAATGCAAAGAATTCACCACCATATTGAATATAGTTATAATATGGTTCAGGTATATCAAAACTACTAACAGATTTATCTGTAGCTGTCTTGAAGTTGAATTCAGTTATCTTACTTTTAATTGGATAAATTGGAGAATAAATAAAGATTACAGATAGTAAACGTTCTGTAGTGATTTTAGACCAATCAGTATCTTTAATAAAAGTAATCTTATTACCATTTATATTATATCTACTTGGATCAATGAAAGTACCACCAGTAGATAAATACATTAATCCATTTCTTTCATTAAAGTCTCCTATAGGATATTCGATAGTAAAGTTCTTTTGATTATTATTTTGAATAGGATATTGTCTAACTTCAGTGATAATCTTATAGTTATCTAGATTGGAGATATCATCATTGAATTCACTATTGGAGAAGAAGATAAACTCTAACTTAGATTTACCTCTAAGGAATTCATTATCCTTAAAGACTAGTTTACCATCTTTAATATCATACTTATCTTCTAATACACGTTTACCATCTACGTTAACAAATACAGCTCCACCTTTATCAAGGAAGTTCTCGTGAGGGAATGGAATCTTAATACCATTACTAGCAAAGTTAGTTAAAGTCTCATTAGCTACATCTACTTTTTGATCAGTATCTAGTACTTGCTTAACTTTGTAGTTAAATACATACTCACCAGTATCTTTATCTACTTTACGATCACGTAGTAGATAGTATTTGAATATACGTAAATCATCAAAACCAAAGATAGAGCAAATGTCTACCATACATTTAGCAGTTGATTTATATTTAAGTAATTCATGAAGTCGTCTCATCATTCTAACTTGATAGATTAATGGGATTTCATCATAATATGGTACACCATGAGACATGAATATATATCTAACACAACGTTCATCAAACACATCAAGATTAATGATATGCTCTTGAACTTCAGATATTAAATCAATCATGGTTTGAATGATAATAAAGATAGTCAGCCAAGCATCATAATATTTACTATCAAATCTATGAGCTTCAGAGTAGATTGTATTAATAGCAAATGCTCTATTTACATTGAATCTACGTTCAAACTTCTCTTTAACTACAGAGTTATCAATAGACGGTAACCAAAGTAATTGGAATTCAGTTGCTTTTCTAGCTTTATAGATATCAATATTGGATTTAATATATTTAAGATATGCATATTCATCTTCAGTATATCTAGCTAATATATTATCCCAAATACCACGTTCTTCTAATTCACTAATCGTAGCATCATCCATCTCATGTAGAGGAATCTTATAATCAATACCAATATTATCTATTCTTAAATCTTCTGGGACTAATAATCCTTCAGCACCTAAGTTAGGTAAACCAGTAATCTTACGATAATAATTATTCTCTTCTACATAGTTTGTAATAAATACTTTTGCAGCTTCATCTCTTGCTTTATCTCTAAAATCTTCAGGAATATATATAGGATCTTCCACTGCTCTTTTAAAATAATTAGATGGTACACCAGCTCTAGCTAGTACATCTACACTATAATCATATAATCTCCAATCTGCTGTACCTTCAATTGATTGAATATATAGGTCTCCCATGAATTCTGTACGTTGAGTCTCATTATTAGTAGCTTCAGTCTCAGACTTAACAATACAGTTCATGCCTAATTGTTTTACATAATAAACTAATACGTCTACAAATGGGTAATCTGTAAACACTTTATCCATATTAGGATTTTGCATATTATAAATTTCCTCCTTTCAGAGAGAATTTAGATTTTACTTTAATAGTATGTAACCCTAATAAGTGCTTATCCTTAACATATAGATATAGACAAATTTTACAAAGGAGCCTAGTAAAATGAATGAATTCCCTGACTTACAATTAAAAAAAGATCCGGTGAATCCAGTACTAAAATCTCCATATGTACCTTTTGAGTTATCATTCTATCAAACTAAATATACATTAATGGATATAGATGTTTATACAAACTTTATTAAGAATGCTGTTAGTAGATTTAGAAAATCTAGAACTTATACTCACTATAAAGGGTATCTAATGAATCTTGGTATGGATCACTGTCAATTACATAGCAATATCTATGCAGATATGGCTACTATTGAAATGCATCATAACATGCTAACTATCTTTGATATTGCAGTTATCTTAACAGAGCATACAATTAATACTATTGGATATATTACAACTTTTGATTTAGTTAACTTACTAAAGAAAGTTCATACTGAAAATAAAGTACAACTTGTAATGCTATCTTTAACTGCACATCAACTATACCATAATGCGAATGGTATGTATATCCATCCAGATATGTGTTTCGGTAACTGGATGGCTTTCTTAGAAGAATACAAATATGGTATAACTATTGAGCTGGCAAACAAAATAATAAACTATGTTAATTATGCTATCTCTTTAGGTGATACCGAGACTGGTGAACTCCTAAAACTCAGAGATAAAGTCCAAGATTGGAGTGTATTAAATGAATATGGAGTTAATCGTACTGGGTATTAATTACTTTATTATCCTACTTATAATCTTCTTAGTTTATAAAGTTGCTAATAAGATAGCTAACTCATATAAAGAAAAAAATAAAAGAGAATTAGATTTACTTCAAATGTCTATGTCTACTTCCTTAGAAGAAATGACACAAACTATTGATGCATTTATAAATGAATCTATTCAAGAATTTGCAGTTATGAATAATATTCAAGACTCTAAGTATATTAATAGTGAACTTGAACAAGAGATGCGTCTATCTGTAATGGAAAGTGTAAGTGGACGCATATCTATCAATCTATTAAATAAACTTAGACTCTTCTATAAAGAAGATATTATTCCTGACTTGATTGCTAAGAAGATCTTCCTAGCTATCACTGCATATACAGCAATCAATAATGCTGGTGCTACAAATAAAAAAAAATAAATAATTTTGGAGGATGGGAATATTCCCATCCTCCTTATTATTACTTCTTAATGATACCATAATATCTTAAGTCGTGCACGATGCACAAACCTAAGATAAACCCATATAAGAAGCAACCTAAGAATGTAATTACTGGATGGTTTACTGCAAAAGTTTTTAATTTTTCTACTCTAGTCATTTTATTTCTCCTTTTAATTAATCTTCAATATTACTGATTGTGGTCTTGAATATCTCTACTCCATCAACATCGAATATCGATGCTGACTTGCCTAGATAAATATTCTTGCTAGTAAAACGATTTGCAGCTTTAACTGCATTATCGTAACTATTACATACAGCTAATAAATAACCAAATTGATCTCTTACTTTAAACATGATATGACTCCTTTCTGCCTCTCGGCTTAAACTAAACTATATATCATCATATCACCTTAATAATATACAAGTATATATATCCACTATTACAAAATGACAAAAAAAGAAAACCACTAGGAGTTAAACTCCTAGTGGATATATTTATACTTTACCATATAATCCCCAAATAAGGGAACCAAGATATCTTAATACTTTTTCATTATAACTAATATCTATTGATTTGATATCTTCTGGATCTAGATCGATATAATAAATGTAGTTAATACTACATACTCTATATTTAGATTGTAAATTGAATTCTCTGTAGTATCCTACATTAAGTTCACCACTTACATAATCTATATAAGTGGACTTTATAGTATCTACAGCAAGTTGAATATTATTGTTAGCAATCATATTCATTACTTTAAATATCAATGCAATAAGATAGTCTTTATGAAGCTCTATAATATGTGGATCTAATCCGACTATAGTTTCTTTCATACCAAACATATCTTGTTTTGACATTAATACGAATTCACCAACTCTAATAAAGTTATCGTATTCATCTACTTTAAAATTATCATCTTCCAGATCGATATCATTTAATATTAACTTATGATCATCAAAGTATAAGACATCATCTTCAGTAATCTTTCTAGGCTCTAGATAGTAAGCCCAGTCGATTTTATCTTTTGAAGTATACTCATAGATTGGATTACCTATAAGTATATCAATCTTAGAATGTCTCATTATTTACTCCAATGCATTTGTATATGTATTCATATCAAATGGGTACCAAATCTGTAATGGTTCTAGACTTCTCTTAGCCTCAAGTTTATAATAAGCACTACGTTGCAAATAAGCAAGTTGTGCTCCTTGAGGAGAGAAGTCTATATCATCTCGAATATTTAATATATCATCTATATCATAAATGACTTGTGGATGAATACCATACATTCTTCTGATTACATTACACATCATTTGGGTTACCATATCAGAATATTCATCATTGCTTACAATGATGAATATCTCAGAACCATTATAGAATCTATCAATAGCCTTATAGAATTCATAGAACTCTTCTTCAGATTGATTGAATAGGATCTCACTAAAGATATTCTCGAATTCTGGATTATCAATAAGATAGCTATAAGTCAGCTTACTGATAAGTTGACTTACATAATTCCATGGATTTCTAGGATAATCTCTAGAAGTTAGTTCTGCTACAAAGATATTCTCAGGTAAAGCATCTTGTTGATTCTTTAAATCCCAATAGTCTTTATAGTCTCCATATTCTACCATAAGATCTTTATCTAATTTATCTTTATCAGATGGATATAGATAAGCTCTATAGTATTGATATATAGGTTCTGTGGTAAATACAAACTTCATGTTAATCCCCCATTAATGCTGGAGTTAAATTTGGATCTTCTGACTTAACAGCCATAATATTTTGGAATGCTTTATCTTGTAACTCTACAGGCACTTCTTCATCAATCTTGATATTCTTACTCAATAGATAAGAGTTAACTGTATTTCTATCAAATGAAGTATTAGCCATATATCTAACATAGCTTTGTTCATTGATATATCCATATTGGAATAGATTGGTTACTGCATTTCCAATACTAAATACAGATGGAATAAATGAAACCAAGCTAGGTCCATTATAAGTCATCTGTAATTGTAATGCTGTAGCAAATACACTCATAAGAATATCCATGAATGGAATACTATCTTTACTCCATTCTTCATCAGTTGTATATACAACTACATTCTTAGCATGTAATGCTGCACCAACTAAGAAGATATTCATAATAATATCTACTTGGTTAAGATATGATGCATAAGCTTCTTTGAATGCATCTTCACCATAATCAACATAGACTGATACTACATTGAATGGTGGAAGTAACACAGGAAGCTTAACTACATTCGGATTCTGTAATAGAACTGCTGGAGCATGTTCAGTTACAAGAATCACTCTGGTACCTGGATCAACACTAGCTTGAGCAGCTAGTGTTGGATCATTGGTAAATGTAATTCCATTCATTAGAATCACCTCTTAATAACGATCACTTGTTGACATGCGACGACGACGAACTTTAGGTTGTTCTTCTTCATCTTCGTCTTCAAATTCTGCTTCGATATCTAATTTGATATTCAAGATAATAGTAGCAGCGGAAGCTAACTCATCAGCTAATGCTTGACGGAAATCACCTACACGTACTTCATTATCTTTTTTGATATCGGAATCAATATAAGCATAGAATACTTCTGGTAAAAGATCTTCAATACGAACTACTTTATCATCGGAAAGATCTTTTAAGATTCGAGTAAATTGTTTATCTAATTCTAAGATCTCATTATAGCTATAAGCATCTTCAGTACCTACAACAGATTCAATATCTGCTGCAGCTTCACCAATAAATTCACCTAAAGTTTTAATTTGATCAATACTTAACAACATGTCTTCTTTCTCCTCTACAGGTTTTTCTTCTACTTTAATGTCAACGACTTTATCATTTTTTACATTCCCAGTTTCCTTAGTTTCAACCACTATAGGATTACTAATAATTGTATTTTGAGGTTTTTTCATGTCCTCAGACAACTTCTCCAGAGCCTTGCTATGCATCGTGTTTTCTAGATCACGAGCTGGTCTTTCAGGCTTTGGAGCAAAATATTTATTGATACGTTTAGGAGCTGGATTGATCGCTGGAATCTCGATAACCAAATCAGGTTTTTCTTCTTCGAAGTATTCTTCAGCCTTTTCTCTCTTATGATCATCAGCAACTTTACGCATATCTTCATAATGCTTACGAAGTTTTTCTTCACTGGCTACAGATTTAGCTTGTAGTTTAGCTAAATCATCTTTCATCTTATCAATCTCTTCTAAGTCTAATTTAGAAGTGATATCTAATTTGTTTTCTTTTGGTTCATTGACATTGATGTCTTTCTCATATACACCATGATCGTTATCCCAATATAGTTCGCCATTTTTGAAGATTTGAATTTTCATGCTCATATCAATTTCCCTCTTTCTTGAGAACAATGCGATCTTCTTACGACCATCTTTAAATTCAGATGCCATATGAATACCGCCACATTTTAAACATATAATATTGTTAAACCCTGCATCATAATCTAATTCACCTCGACATTGCTCAGTGGTATCTAGATTCAATGTATGAGTACAATATAAAATCTTTGGGTCCAATATATACATGTCTGCATAGTCAAGTAATACTGGACCAAATCCTTTACGTAAACCCCAGTTCTTAAATGCTTTAGTACCAAAGTCATCTATGATAAATCTACCAACAATGGTTTCCATTATCTTATAGATATCTTCACGTACTGACCACATTTGATAGAGGTTTTCAATCGGTACAACTCTTTCGAATATACCAACATTACCATCTTGGCTAATATCAAAACACTTAGCCACAAATGGTTTTAGATACTTTTGGTTAACGATCTCATCTGGATTGTTTTTAGAACCGGCTCTATCTAATGCTATCTTAATACAGAATGTAGCATTATCATCAAGTGGTTCATAAACAACACGGTTTGTACCACAACCAGATCGTTTAAACCCTTTAGGTTTAACAATAGCATCTAACTTCTGGAACTTTTTCTTGAAAGCTTTATCCTTGCGATCAAATATAATCTTCTTAATCAATGCTAATTCATCATCAGTAAAGAAGTCATACACGCAAGGACCTTCAATAGATTCGAATAACTCCTCCAAAGTAGTGAATGTATTCATACTTTGGTATATATCCGCATCATGATACAACCTACTATTGATCTTGGAGTTTTCTAAGTTGCCTGTCAAATCATCCATTATCGTTGACTGCAGTTGCATCCCATGTACCTCCAAGTTCAGGAGCAAAGTATTGTTTAAGTCTAGCTGCTCGATCCATAGCTATACCATATCTTTCCTTCTGAATTTCCTTTAATGGCATATCATTATACGTCTCTGTCTCAGGATCTTTAATCCTAGCACCTTCTGGGAATGGTTTATTAGTAGCTTCCATTTGCTCTAAGATAGAGTTATCGAAGTTTACTCTACGTTTGTTGTAGTTATATCCCATTTCATCAGGTAATGATAACCCAAGAATGCCATTATTCATTGCTTCAGCAAATGCTTGGTTATCATCTAATTCATTCAATAAGTCACTAGTTCTACTAATTCGAGTCTTATGAGCATAATTTTCGATAGCCTCATCGAATTGATTATGATCATAGAATCCACTCAAATCTTTAGGACGACTATGACTAATGGAATATTGGTAAGCTGGCATCGCTTCAGAATATGTATCAAATAGATTCATTAAGTTCTTATGCTCACCAGGTTTACGACTATCATTGATCTCTTGTAACTTAGCAGTTAATGGAGATCTCATATTGTATACACGAATACGACCATTTGGTCCTACAGCACCTCTACGTGCTTGAGCGTTAAGAATTTGTTCAGTAGTTAATGGAGTTACAGCTGCCGCTCTAGCATTTCTAGCTAACGTTTCAGCACGTTTAGCATATGCTTCGAACTCTTCAGTAGTCAAATCATTAACATCTTTATCGCTCACAGGATCATAGTTATTGCCACCCATTTGAGGATTTGTACGTTGAACGAAACTATTCCATGTACCATCTGTTTGATAATATGGATTATAGTTTAAGTCATGCATCATACCAAATGGATCTCTATCAACAACTTCATTAGCCTCTTCAGCTGTATAACCTAAATGGTTAAAGCAATCTCTAATCATACTATTAACCATAAACATTTGTTCAGTATATTCATCACGACGATGTTGAGCCTCAGCATTAATCTCCATTTGAGACTTAATTCTATTCATCTCATCATAAATACGAGCATGCTCTGGATTTAATGGACGACCAGTTTTATCTAACCATTCTTTCTTTTCAATATCAAATTGACAACCATTTGCTATAAGTTCTTCTACTGTAGTGAAAGTAACCATGTTAGGATTATTTTTTACAGATTGTTCATACTTATAATGCTCATACTTAAGCTTATTAGTATTATACTTTTGAACTTGATAGTTGTATTCAAGAATTTGTTGTTCATATCTATAGAATGCATCCATAGGATGATTAGGAATATTCATTTGCAATTCTTGAACACGATTGTTGATATTGTTGATTTCTCTTTCCCAACTAGCTCTTACTTGAGGTTGCATGTAAGTCCATTGAGAACAGAGAATAGTATTGCGTTGGTCAATAAGAGCACGAATTTGATTATATAATGCTTGTTTGTTTTCTTCATACCAAGCACCTTTAACATATTCGTTATACTCATTAGTATATTTAACCATCGCATTATAAGTAGCCAATCTATCTTCATATGGAATAGATTGATCTTGCATTTCCTCAGAGATATCTCTTGGATATTGCAAGTTAGTTAAGTCATATATCCTTTTAGGAACTTCCATCAAAGGAATCGTACAACCGAAAGGTACATTTAATGCATCTAAATTATACTGACCATTAGGTAACATTGGAGGTAATCCAATAGCTGCTTGCATTTGATATTGATCAGCAAGATATGTATTTTGTACCATTTGATTTAGTTCTTCATCAGTTGTTGTATCTACTGTTGGATCAGCTTCTTTAGTTACACCAACCATGAAGTTTTCTAAGTCAGGAATATTAAGACCTTCTTGCTCTTTAAGCTGTTCCATATAAGCAAGATGTCTTCCTGTACCAGAAGATAGAACTGCAGTCCCAGGAGGGAATTGTCTAAACATTCCTTCAGTAGGATCTAATCCCATACTAAGCATCTTTTCTTCATACAACTCTAAGTTGTAGTCTAATTGATACTCAGGGTGTTGTTTTAAGAACTCATGGATTTCATTCTCATCAGTAGCTTCATTCCATGGAACTGGTCTAGTGTGTACACCGCACACGATATTATTTAAACGATTTATATATTCATTCCGTAAAGATAAAGTCTGAGCCATGAATTCATTACGAATTCTACTCTCAGATGCTTTAATCTTGCCACGGATGATATCCATCGCTTCTGGATTATTAAGATCGGATAAGCTAAATCCGACTACTTGTCCAGAATTGTCTGTCTTTATCATCTAGCGAATCCTCCCATACCATTCATCGCATCTTGAATGGGATTACCTGTATATACTGGTTTACCTACTCTACTTCTAAGCATATTATCATACTCTGCTTTAAACTGTGGACAGTGACGATATAATACATCGATTTCACCTTCATCTGCTACATCAGTTGTACCAGTCTTAGTATGATGAACGTATACTACACCATTTGGATTGATATAGTATCTTAAACTACTAGTGAAGTCTTGATGATGTTCAGGAGATACTAATTCCTTTATAGGATTGGGTGCATCTCCATTTACATATCTACCAAAGATTCCACTATAAGGTTTTGGTTTTGGTTTACGAATCTTATTGTCTGCCACTGGGTCATATGGTTTCTCTTCAGGTTTACCAGTTCCAGTATGCTTAGCAATAAGATTACCAAAATAACCATTAGATTTATTATGGTCATGGTTACAACCACAATTACATTGATGGTGATGCTTTTCAGCCATCATTTGCTCATGAGCTGGTTCAATATCTTCTTTAAAGATCTTAAGAGCTCGTTCTTGAAGAATAGCTGCTTTTTCCTCGATGTATGCTGCTACTCGTTCATAATGCCATTTATGAAATTCTACTTCTGTTTCAGCACTAATTGGTAATGCTAAACCAGTACTAGTTAGAATGAATGGTTTTTCATTTGAGTTAACGTCATAGATAACTCCTGGGTTAAGTTTAAATTCAAACATGATATTTTCTCCTTGTTGTTGTGAATCAGTTTCTTCGTTAGTTAGTGACAATGTGATTTCGGTTCCTCCAAATCTGTCATATTCTTCTTTAGTGATTGATTCTACTTCGACGCATCGAGGAACGCCGAATTCATCTACAAAATTAATGATATCCATATGGCTACCTCCTTTTAAAAATCGAAATATGTAGATCACTGTAATAATATATGGCTATATAAAAAATTAATGAGAGTATATTCCTCCCTAGGATAACTATGATCCTAGGGAGGTAATATTAATTACAATGCATGAACGTAATCATATAAGCTATCTTTAAAAGATGGGTCTTCAAAAGATATATCAATATCTGGATCTGTTTCTCTTAGAATATCGTAATATACTTCTTCAATATTCAATAGATAAGATTCATAATTAGGATTATTAGCTTTGATTAAATGATCATTAGCCAATTCTTGTTGGAAACGATATTTAGAGAAAGCTTTAAGTCTAGTTAATTCTGTTTTAAATTCACTAGTAACTTCATCATATAAGTCTTTATGACTTTCAGATAAAGACTTAGCAATAATATCTTCTTCTGATTCTTTTTTATTTGACCGATCTGGAACTTCAAGCTGTTCTTCAATAGCTTTAGCTAATTCTTCATCAGTCATTTCATCATCTTCATTAATTCTAGGATCAGTAACAACTGCTCCTGCAAATTTTTCATTAGTCATTTCTGTACCTTCAGCTACTGTAGGTGGAACTTTAAATCCAGGATGAGTTTTTAATGTATTATCTCCTTCTGGAGTTTTATATTCTTCATCTGGTTCAGTATTTTGAACTTTACCAGCTTCAGGAGTATCCTCTTCTTCAGGGATTTCTTCAGAATGATTAATATATACATCTAGCCCCTTAGCAATTGCTTCAGGAAGAATATCTAAATCATAGAAACCTGCTTTGTATAGTTGAACTACTTCTGGTTCAGTAATTCCTGCAGGTTTAAGATTTTTAAAGATATCTAATACACGGTAGTCATTATCTTTACCAGCTGCTGCTCTAAGCACTGTAGGATCAAATAATAGACTTGCTTTATATCGTGTAGGATCTTCACTATTATCATTAATGATAATATCCTTAACTGTTTGGATAGGAATAAAGATACGATTAACACATTCTTCACCAAATGTATCAAATGCAATATATTTATTACCTTTAGCTAGAGTAAAGCAATCCATGATATCCATAACTTTATCTCTATTAGTATCAATAGTATAGCTACTATTGATTAGACCTACTGAGTTTTTCTTATCGGTCAATCTTTCCATCTTAGCATATTCTACCAATGAATAAGTTACTGCAAAATATTCCACGTTTTCGACTGGTGTAATATGAACTTTCTCATTATCATCAAAATATGTAAAGAAACCTTTAGCTTCTACTGTAGGATTTTCTACATTAATAAATCCATCTAAACGATGATTTTCATTAGAGTTTCTTGTTTTTACAAATAAAATGATTCTACGCTTTGACATTATATTCTCTCCTATAAAATACTTCTAACTATAGCAAGATAAGTTGGATAAATTTGTGATGGATCAAATAATGCTGGTATGCATTTACCTTCATCTAGTTTATAATCTACTCCATATTGCATTCTAATTAATGATGCTCTAGTAGACTCATCTATATAATTATTCCATTTCTGGATATATGGAATCTTATTCATTAAATCATCTGGTACTAAACTATAGTTTCTTGATAAACAATTATATGCACTTTGTAAACTACTCATAGAACTTAGTCTTACATGGGATTTGCAATGGATAAAGTTGATCTGATGTCGATTTGGATCAAAAGTACTTAATATAAAATCAACTATATTCTTGATAATATTCTGATTAGCTACTTCTACTCCAGATGATGTATACATAATACCATTTCTATCCATTCTATTAACCCAGTTATATATCCATGATTTTAATCCACTCACAGATATATTACTATCTGAATAGATATTGAATTCATCAACTACATCTTTATATTCTGCTGCTAACTGCACTGCTAAATATAATCCAGTTAGTTCACCATAGTTATTAGTAGCATGATCAATAACACAATGATATTCTGTATCTCTCATATCATTAATTACTGATACTGCACCGCCACAGACTCTATTACCTTTAACTACATCTACTTTACCTAAGACAGATGCATCTGTAAATATATCTAGTGTTTTCATATTGTTTCACCTCCTTTATATTACTATCTTGTAATGAGCAAAATAAAAAGTAAATACCCATAGGAGATTAACTCCTATGGGTAATTTTATCTTTTATTTAGATACCAATTCAATGCCTTTATTGATAATATTTTTGAGCATGTTTGTTGCATGACCAACGTTTACAAGCCCAGATTTAGGATTTGTTTCGGCTGCTTCTTTCATGCTAGTTAAGCGTTTCTTGTCGATTAAGACAGCAAACTTAGCATCATCTGGAATCAAGTTATCAGACTTGATATTTCCAATAGCAGTCAAAGGATCCGTTTCCAAAGCCGATTCCATATATCGAGCTAGGTCGTAGGCATCTACCACTAGAACTTTAGAACCATCTTCCTTCGCAGCTTCAAAAACTGGAACCGCCGCAACTGGGAATTCAGGAGCCGCTTGAAGTTCTTCTACTTGTTCTAGAATATCATGTAGATCATGACTCATTTCTTGCAATGCATTGGAATCAGTATTTTCTAATTTGTAATTTTCTGATAATTCTTTTAAAACGTCAAATTTCATTTTCTTACCTCATTAGATAATAATTCCAATAGATCAGATTTGTACTCTGGAGTAGACTAATCATCTACTGCTGTATACAAATCTTCGTGATCTTTTAATTATCTATATGTTGGAATTATTATACTTAAATAAAAACTATAAAGAATTATATAACTCTTGTTTACGTTCATTGAGCATTTGAATAATCTTTTGCTTATCTGGTAAATCATAAGCTCCACTGTCATCAACATACGTAAACCGTTGTTCAAATAAATGCTTAGCTCTATCACTAGTATACAATGCAGACGCATCTTCAATATCTTTGAGGAGATCTAATTGATCTAGTGTAAAGAACTGTTTATACATATTTACAAATTCTTTATAATCACCAAATACATGAGTACATGGTACGAATAAGTAATTTGCATGAACTAATTCATGAGCTGTTTCGGATAATGGTATTAAACCAACGAATCCATTATAATGATTCCACATTACTTCTTTAGCTATAGATTCTTCATCAATTGGTTCTCCTAGAGTTTGTCTCTTACGGAATACAATTGTACAGATATCATATAGAGTAATTGGATCATGATGTACATGAATCTTAATCTTAGGATTTGGAACGTTTGATACGTTTCTGTAAAACGCACAACTGTTCATATTGAATGAATTACGTAGATATTGAATATACTGTTGATATTCAAATGATCCACGTACTGATTTCTCTAACTCTGATAAGAATTTCTTGAAATCTTTTTGGTCAGCCAAGTTCCAGTCATTTAAATCATATGGAGGAATATTAGTAAGTTTAATAACCTCTGGTTCATTAGAACTTGACTGTACCATACTTAAAGAGTAAGGATTTCTCATGATAACCTCCTTTCAGTAGGGTTATCATAATGTTAATTTTTAGGTTGCGGAATGAACTGATCCATCTCAGCAAATGTACAACCATCTTCTGTATCAAACGTATAGATTTCTGCAGATTCTATACCACTAATCTTTTTATCAGATTCATTATATTCATTAACTTTAGCTTGAACTTCAGATAGATCTTTTGGTTCTTCATCAAAGTCAATAAATAAGCTAAGATAATCAACTAACTCTTCTATACTATCACAATAATAGTCTTTAATATCTCCATCTTCAACATTTAGCCATAGTCGATATCTAGTTTGATAATACTTACCCTCAGTATCAGTATTGATATAGATTTCAAATCCTGGTTCTTCACATACTCCAAGAACGCTAATGTTTGGATATATAGATTGAACCCATTCTGTAATTCTATCAATAACTGGAGACCATGCACTTTCTATGGATATATCGAAAGTATATTCATTATAATCTTCATTATAAGAAATACCATCATCTATCCAACAAAAGTTATCACGTCTATCAAAGTTATATATTGGTTTCTCATAAGTTTCAGATATAGCTTGAGTTATTTCATTAACTTGAGTATCTTTACTGAAGAGATAATTGATATTAGTTGCTAAGAACTCTAAATCAATTATATCTTTCTCTTCAGCTGGTACTATGAAAGTTATACTATTATATGCATAGTTTGCCATATTTTATTGCTCCCTTAAAAGTACTTCAATATAATGATTATCAGATGCTGCAAAGTATAGACGTTCATCTATATTATTAGCATTATAATATTCATCAAGAACTTTATTCTTATCAGGGAAGAATTCAGCATTATCAAATTTATTAATAATAGCTTGCGGTATATTATAATCGATAAGATATTGCTTAACTCCAAAATATTTAACTATATCTGTATCAAGTAAGTTATTATCTTTAAACACTGCAGCGATATAATGCTTCTCATATAAGTATTTAGAATATAGATTGCTTTCAAAGATAATGAAATCATCTAATGTCATGATACGATAATCAAATTGTACATCGATGATACCAGCTTCTTGCATTCTATTTTCTACATCGAAGAATGTTTCAATGTATCTATCGAATTTCAAGATTACGTATGTGTAATATGTATCATCTTTTCTATGAGTCTCATGAGTATATGCTAAAACATCATTATCATAATACTCAGCAAATTCCTCAACTACTTTATCCAAATGATCTTCATCTTTTGAATAAAATGCAAATGAATAATAAAAAGTGTCATTACTATAATCAATATTCAATCCAGGTACTTTCATTTTCTATTCTCCTCTTTAATATTAGCCAACAAGATTTTTGTTTCAATGATGTTTAATAGTTTAGAAACCTCCACAGTATCAGCGAATGTATTACCAGCTACATCACTGTCTAATGTATTCAAATCAATTCTAATATAACCATTGCTAAATACTACACTGATTTCATCAGATGAAATATATAAATCAATCATCTGAATATCTAAGTGTCGTTTAGTATCAAAAGACAATGGTTCTGCTTTCAATCTAAATCTTGTACAAGATTCATCTTTAAGACTATTTACAATCTCAGCAATGAATCTGCAATCTTTATCGGTCTTCATCTTTATCACCTCCTTCATCATCAATTAAAATAATTTCATCTATTTCTTTATCAAAGTCATCTTGAACTTCTTCATCAGTCTTCTTTCTAGTATATGAAAGATTATCTATATCATCTTCTGTGAAAAGATGTAATAATATTTCATTTTTAAAGAATGATTTAAAAACATCGTTCTCAGACTTATCTAAACAGGTAAAGATACGATCTAGTGTAATCGTAAATTCGACGTTTAACGCACACCCCTGTGGAAGTATACTGCTACGTATCGATTCAGGGCATGTATCCGCATAATTAATTATATTATATATCGCAATGGTTTCATTAACACTTGCGGAACGTCCCTCAAAGGAAGCTATGAAATTATCATTGCTTACGAAATCATGTGGTCGTTCTTTACAAATATTAACTAATAAGTTTTCAGCATATGGAGCAATGTATGCTAAGAAGTAAAACGGAATCTCCGTTAAATTCATCTTAATCAAAATATATGGTCTAAAATCAACTTCTTTACCAACAAGTCTATTTATCTCACATGCATAATGATCAAAATCATTCGGAGAATCAATTACTCCACATTTAAGTTTAATCTTTCTATCATTATATCCAGCATAAATTTTAATGATATTAAATAATGCATTCGATACTTCACGATCTTCTGCTCGAGGATTCGTTATGGTATCTAAGTTTAATGCATCACTTATACGTGCAAAGAATTCATCTACAATCAATGAGCTTCTATTCTCTAAACGCATATTTAATAAATCTCTATATGAAGTTACAAAGATATGTGTACTATTATCATATCTTCCATACTTCATTAAATCTAAGATATTTACTTTATCTTCACCAAAGTCAAGATAAAATACAATATTAATCTTATCTAAGTAAGTATCAAAGTAATTACAATATAAAAGGATTACATCTAATCCATTCTTAATTACTTCTACTTTCTTATCTTCAATTTCCTCTCGAGTAAAGTAAGTTCTAATTCTATCAATTATTCTCATTACTCAATCTCCATTTATCTAAATGATATCTAAAGTTAGTTTCAAATTCTAATCTAACTTCATTAAAGATTTCATCTTCTGTGCGGAATTCTTTATTAGTCTTATCTAATCGAATTTCCTTTACGCAATAACTCTTATTAATGAATAAGTGTTTAAATAGTTCATTCACTAATTCTAAATACTTAAAGTTTCCTTCATTAATATCATTATCGGAATTTCTACTAAGAATCAATTCTTTCGTAGTTCGTTTATCATGAATCATCTTTAGCATTAAATCAGTATCTGGTAATTCCATTTCATCATAAATAATATTATCATACTTACTCATGAAATCTTTTAACTTATCTGATTCTAAATAATACTTAAGATTCTCTACTGATAGATCATTTCTTAGTGTTTGTAATTCTCGTATACCTTGATAGTAGATATTAGAATATACCCATCTATCCATTACAATAATATATCCATTATCATAATACTTCTTAATATTGTTATACCAAGTATCATAAAAGTCAGATGCATATAGCATACTAATATTAATTGCTGATAATGGTTTAACTTTACTTGTATTCTTAAAGTAATTAGTTAATAGATAACTTGACTTACTATCATAATTAGGAAAACTAAATAGCTTAGCTTTATATCCTAAATTATTCTGAATATAGTCTACTAATCTTTTACTATTAGTTTCCTTAAAACTACAATCAGTTCCTTCAAAAGTAATCATGTATTTGAATGGTATTGATTGTAACTTCTCTTCAGTTAATTCATTAATTCTTTCTAAAGGTGATTTAATCATTCTTATACTCCTTTACTTTATAAATATATCTTATTAGAATATTGATAGCTTTCTAATATATCATAATCACTATCAAGATAATAATATATAAACTAACTTAATTTTTATATTTACTACAGTTGCGTCATTAAAAAGGAGAGGGGAGTTAAGAGGGTGAGAACGTAGTTCTCCCCTCTTATCCCCGAAGGGGTTTAAATACAACAGAGTTCAGTTGAGTACAGTTGCGTCCTATGAATACCGTTCCCACGCCCGTAGGGCTAGTGGGAACTTACTGAAAATACTGTTTATACAACAGAATGCTATTGAAGTTAATTATATACTAATTACTATACAGATAAACTATTAGTTGATATTCTATATACTAATTGATATACAATAGATAATCTTATACTCTTAATTCTTATATATAAACTTATACAGTTATTCAATAGAATAATTTATATTGATATACTTTATACTGATACAATATTTACTAATTACTTATACAGATATACTACTAGTTATTATTCTTATAGATAAAATTAATATATCAGTATACTACTGAATAGTATACTGATAATTGTTTTATTTGTTTTCTGAATACCCTTGAATTGTTAAATTGAAAATTTAACACATCTTTCTCACGAACCATAGAATATAAACTTTTATTAGTTTATATGCCACATACCTCATTCGTTCTCGTCCGCACTCCACTACTTCGTATGTGGCATATAAACGTTCCGTTTATATTTGCCCCCCCTCCCCCCCCACAAGGAAGCAAAAGCAAGCGAAAAAAGAGCGACCTTCCGGTCTTCTCGCAAGCTTCAGACAACTGTGAGGAACCGCAGGGGCTTACGTTAAGCACGCCTGTTAGGGCGTACCACTGCATGGAGTCGTTTTCCATGCATCCGTACCTGCTGGGTTATGGTGGGAGTTTTACCAATTAGCCACAAATTTCGATCGTGTAGGGTTTATCATACCTACTCCATCTCATACATATTTTTTATTACTTCGTTGTTTACTCTGTAATTTTTTACAAAAGCAAAAGAAATCCCCTTAGGATCATAGTAATCCTAAGGGGAATTTGTTTATTTAGAAGCTAAATATTGTAATTGATTGATTGTATTACCAGAAACATTCTTGGTTACTTTATTAACTTGACCTTGGATATTTTGAGATACCATGTTAATCTTTTCATTAAGTTTGTTACCTAATGTAGCCATAGCTCCTTGTAACCCAGTTTGAACTGTTGTTACTTGTTGTTGAGTTTGTGCTTGATTAGCTTGTAAAGTACCAATACCAGCAGTGTTGCCAGTAATCTTAGTCAATTCATTATAAATAGCACGTAATAAGATAACTTCTTGAGAGTCAGAACTAGATGTTTCAGTGATACCTTCGGTACCCATACCAAGTTTAGCAGCCTGTCTAGCTTGGTCTTTAGCCATTTTAAATCCAGCTTCGATATTCTGACGTCCTTCAACTGCCATTTGAACTTCTTTAGATACGCCTTTAGCTCTACCGAATCTTAATCCGTTTTTACCTAAGCCGTAATCATCAGAAGATGCTTTCATCATATCAGTTTGAGACATAGTAGCATCGCCAGATAATTGAGCACCGTTACCACTACCACCAGAAGCGATATAACCGATGATATTACTACCACCATCACCCCAGTCAGTCATTTTACCGTGAACTGTATTTCTTTGAGATGCAGAATATCCCCAATAACCACCACGACCATCTGCAATAACTGCATGGTCAGGTTTTGGAACACCATCTGGGAATGAACCATCTTCAGCAGTATTAATTAATGCAACGTCACCTTCAACGCCATTATCCTTACCAGGCTTCCAAGCATAAGGTTGACCATTATTTTTGGAATTGAGATATGCATTATCGCAATTCAAATCAATAGTAGATTGACCAGCTTGTTGTAAGTATTCATTAACGAATGCAGTACAGCCATTATTACCATAGTTTTTCTTACCAACTATAGAATCAGCCCAGTTAGATGCAGCTTTAGTATTACCACCACCGACAGCTCCACCTACACCGCCAACTGCTCCACCACTAGATCCACCAATATTACCACCTAAGTCAATACCAAGTACTGCACCTAAGTTAGATTTAATGGAATTATACATATCGAAGAGTGGAGATAATAATCCAGGTTTCTTTGTAGGACCAGATCCACCTTTAATATTACCTTCAGTCTTAATACCTTTACCTTGTTTTTGGAATGCTTCTTGAGCTGCAGCTATACGTTCATCCATATGAGCATATGCAGGATTACCAACTTCAAAGTTAGAGAACCAGTATTGTGTAGCTTGAGCAACATCAGACATCTTACACATAGCTTGAAGATGTTCATGATAATAACCACCAGGTCCAATTTCATTCCATAAATGAGTCAACTGTGCATTGACATCAGTCCAAGTAGTACCCATACCAGCAGCAACAGAGTTAAGTGTATCTTTACGAGTTTCAGTCCATTGACATAGACCAACACCTGCTTTATATGGATTCATATTAGGTTCATTATCTAATTGGTTAGCAGAAGGATTATATCTAGATTCTGCCCACATATTACCCATGATACCAGCAATAGCGACAGAAGCAACACCTTTACTTGCTAAGAAGTTCCATACAGTTTCAGGTACATCTGCACCTTTACCGAATCTTACTCCCATACCAAATCTACCACGAGTACCACGTCCATACAATCTACCTCTACCAAAAGCATTAGCAGTTGTAGTATTACGTAATACATCTTTGATATTATATGTAGCATTATCACGATTAGATTCAGGATCTTGAATTGTAACTTTACCAGTACTTGCATCATAACCAGTAGCAGTTACATAGTGAGGATAAGAACCAAATGGATGACTATTAGAAGTACCAGATTTAGATTCACCTTGAAGTACAACTGGATTACCAGATTTCAAAGCATTGATTGTACCTTGAGCATCAGTGGAATAAGAAGTAGCACCATGTCTTGCAGCATAACCTTCAAAGAAGGATGGAGCAACACCAGTATCAGTACCCTTATACCCTCCAGATAATGCAAAACTAGAAGCTTCGGCTGGATTAATCGTACCTGTACCAAGTGCCATAAGAGCGTTAGCACCAGCAACTGGACCACATCCAGAATCTCCAATAGTTTGATTTATACTATCGCCAGAGGTATTAAATCCAATATTAGCATATCGAGGATCTTTTTGTTTAAAGAATTTACCTGTACCTAAAACTTGTGCTTGTAAATCACCAGCTTGAGATACAAGATTACCCATTAAACCACTAGTTCCTTGAGAGAGCTTATTCATGTCACTTTGCATGCCACTTAATAAGCCATTACCATTTGCAGTTCCGCTACCAGCACCTAGAGGTCCTTTCTTACCAGTACCTTGAGCACCAGGAGTAGCAGGAGTTTGTGATGCTAACTGTTGAGCATTTGGTTTATATGCAGGAGTCTTCTTATTAGAATCACTACCACCAAAGGCAGTCTTGATATCATCTATGAAGCCTTTATCCTTATCGTAGATTTCATCATTATATTCTTCAATAGAATCTAATTTCTTTTCAGCTGTTTGGTTATATTGATTCAATGCAGCTAATGCACGTTGTTGCATTGGAGCTAATACATCATTCAAATCCCAAATATAAGCTAAGATTTTGAAGAATAATTGAGGTCCGATTACGCCAAATAATACAGAGTCAACTGCAGATGCTAAACCAGCTACCCATTTAACATCATCATTTGGAGGTTGTTCATCGGCAAGACATTCAGCAATGTTATACCAACGACTGATACCTGTAGTTACAGAAGCAGCCAAGTCTAATGCTGTAATGATACCAATTACAATACCACCAATACCAGCAGTAATTGCAGTAACGCCTACATAAGTACCAGCTTTAGCTAAAAGTTTAGCAAATTTAGCAGAACCTTTAATACCATCTAAAATCATAGCAGCTAATTTAGGAGCAAATTGTGCACCCTTCTCAGCTAACTTAGGTATATATGTAGAGATTTTTTCGATACCTTTAGTTAAGATTTCTTTTAAGAAGTCCATAGTTTTATCGGCAGCTTTAGAAGCAACTTCTCCAACTTTACTTATACCAGATTTAACAAAATCTGCTGCTTTAGAGAATAGCCCACTACTTGTAACAGCACGTTTAGCAGTACCATCTAGTAATGCAGATCCAGCAACACCAGCTCTATCTCGAATAGCCCAGCCAATTTTAGATAAACCTTCTTTAGATGCACCGAAAGCTCTACTCATAATAGATGAAGATAACTTACCTAAACGACTTGCTTTAACTGCATCTTCAGAGGACTTAGCAATTTTACCTATATCTTTACCAAGTTTAGTATTCTTATAGACAAACTTACCAGCTCTCCAAGATTTACCAAAGCTCTTAGAACGTTTAAGCTCTTTAGCAAAACTAAATCCAGCTTTACCTAATTTTAAACCGCCACCAATACCTTTACCGATACCTTTGACACCTTTATAGATAGCTCTACCGGCTTTAAATGTTTTATATCCTAAGAAACCTAAGACACCACCATTGACTGCCATACCTCCCAATGTAGGATTGTATGTAGTTTTCATTTTAGGAGTACCATCAGGATTATACACAGGATTACCATTTTCATCAGTTTCTTGCTGTTCTTCTTTACCAATAAAGCCGTCAAGTAATCCTCCAAGAGCACTACCTACACCTTTAATGAATAATGGAATTACAGTATTCTTTAAGAATCCACCAATTGCTGGTAATAGAGTATGAGTCAAGATTTTACCAATCTCTGGAAGCATTGGACCTAAGAATGATAATAGTAAACCACCACCAAGGATAGTTCCTAGACCACCAAATAATCCACCGCCTTTACCAAAGATTCCATCTACGATATCATGTAAGAAGCCTTGAGATTTTTCTTTAACATTTTTGGCACCTTCTTTAGCAGAATCACCAAATCCTTTAAGTTTACCAAGAGCTTTAGAGAATATAGAACCTTGACGTTCTGCATTCTTTTCATCTTTAGCATCTTCTTCTTTCTTCTTATCATGAGCAGATTCAGTATCAGCTTTATTCTTAGAACCATCTGTAGATTCATAGGTTTCATTACCATCAGCATCAACAGAACGTTCTTTATGTTGACTAGTACCAGTTTGAGCAATTTCATTAGCTTGACTAGCAGCAGCCGTTTTAGGAGCAATATTAGCAGCATTACCAGCTACAGTAGATGCTGCAGTATTGGCAGCTTTATTAGTTGCAGTAGATTTAGTGATATCACCAATCATTCTAGTGAATGCAACTTGTTCATCTGGTGTACTAGCATTAGTAAATTGCCATCTATTATTCCAAGCCCAGTCTGCAGCTTGAGAAGAGATAGATGGATCCATACCATAGTCGATAAGCTGTTCAAAGTATTTAAGCTGCTCAGCAGACATTCCTATGTAATTGGATAATGGAGATTTAAAGTTGAAATCTTTATCATGTCTACCAAGATAAGTAGCAATCTTAACCAAGCTTTTAAATGCACCATCGGCAATTTTTTCTGGAGCTAACGCTGCAGGATCACCAATAGATTGAATAGCTGTAGGTCCCATTACCATAGCAAGTTGAGAATATCGTTTAAGAGTTTTAGTACTTAATTTAGATAAAGCATCTAAATCAATCTTAGTACCTTCAGGAAGTTTCTTAAGAGCATTTAACTTACGTTTATTTTTCTTACCCATAATAAATGAAGCATTATTACCAGTAACGTCAAGATGACCTAAGTTTTGATTAACAAATCTTCTTGAATCAGAATCAACTTCACCTCTAAACATCTCAACTGTTTCTTCATCTTTAGCTCTAGTTAAATCATCATAATAGTTTTTATCATAAGCACCATTTTCAGATTTAATTAAAGCATCTCTAATTTGAGATAAGATATCATTGGTTTGAGACATACCTTCAGCTACATTCTTAGCTTCTTCGGTAGTGAATTTTTCACCATTTTTACCAATTAGACGTTCAGCATCTTCTGCACGACTGCGTTCAGCACTTACTTGGTCTAAAGCAATACCTAAGGATTTTCTATCTGTAGGATCAATATTATACTTCTTAAGAGTTTCATGGGCAGCTTTCATTTGCTCATCGCTAAATTTCTTTCTACCTCTAGCAGCTTGAATGAATTCTACTTCTTTTTCAAATGCATTCATTACAGCTTTCTTATCATTTGCAGGAATATCTAAACTAGATATAAATGCAGCAGCATCTCTAGTATTACCATCATAAGCAAATTGACAAACTTTCTTAACAGCAGAAGCTGGTAAGTATTTTTTGATCTTACTTTCTAAACGCTTAACAGTAGAACGTTCAGCACCACCACCAATTTTAAATTGGCTATTAAAGATACTCAAACTACTTTCTAATGTATTCAAGTCTTCAACAGAAGCGGTAGCTAATGCCATATCACGTTCACGATTAGCATAATTTCTACCTTCCATTAGGTTAAGACGTTCATTAGCACTTAAATGATCTGCTTGACCTCTTTTGATTAATCCTCTATTACCCCAGTTATTGAATTTTCTTAATCCCCAACCAATGCCTCTAATAGGGCTACCGATTGCAAATTTAGCTAAATCTCCAATACCACTGAAAGTAGTACCAAGAATCTTTCCTAAAGGTTTAAGAAGCATATCATTTACTTGCTTACCAATAAGCATACTAAATGGACCACCAAATGCTTTCTCTAAGATATTAAACATACCATATTTCATGCTACGTCCCATATTCTTAAAGACTTGTGCAAGCATCTTACCAGTACCTTTTAAAGGACTGAATAAGTTATAATCCATAAACTTATAGAAGTCTTGATATAAAGTTGTACCGAAGCGACGTAATGGATTTACTACGTAGTCTTTTAAAGCACCTACTAGACCACCTTCACGTTCACCATCTTCATTCTTCTTACCAAGAATCATATCATGGAATTTACTAGATGTACCAATAAGACCTAATCCAGCACCAAGACCAAAATTCATTAATAAACCCATCCCTGTAGGATCTAGTAAAGCAGCAGCTCCACCAAAACCTGCAATCTTAGGTATATTCTTCTTAACGTATTCTTGTACTTTCTTAGGAATGATACCATCTTTACGACCTATCTCATTACCATCTTTATCATAATAAGTTTTACCGAAAATCTTTTCGTTAACTTTTTGATTATTCTTAGCAAGAGAATAAGCACCACCGATAGCAATAGCACCAACTGGACCAAATCCAAGCATTAAGCTAGGAATAATACCAGCAGCTGCACCTTTACCAAGGTCAGGCATATACTTCTTAAATAAAGCTTGTTGTTTACGACTAATTAAACCACCTTCACGTGATCCATCAGCCATTTCTTTACCAAATAAGAAGTTCTTAGCAGTATCACTTTCACGGATAATATTAGCAGCAGCACCAATAGCAGCACCAGCTAATAAGCCGCCAGGACCAAATATTGCAGTTGCACCTAAAGCACCAGCACCAGCTGCTACACCAGTACGACCAGCAAATTTAGCACTATTACCTCTAAGTTTAGCTATATCACTAGAGAGAGCTTTACCTACCTCTGGATCAATAGTCTTAGAATAATCTTCTACTTTATCTAAGCCTGTATTCCAAGCAGATGATACAAAAGCATTAGCAGCTTGACCTAAAGCACTGCCATCAGTTGATTCAACTTTACCTGATAATTTACCAACAGCAAATTCCAAAGCACTTCCGACAACTTCTCTTACAGTATTACCTTGGATCATTCCTTCAGGAGCTTTATCTTTTACTGTTTGTAGGAAGTTCTTACCAGTATCTAATAAGTTACCACCTTCAGCATGAGATAAGATTTTATTTCTTAATCGTAATTCATCTTGTTTATCTTTCTTACGATCAGCTTTATCTATATCTGGATTGAATGGATTCAAATCAGATGGGATAATTAACTCACCTTTAGATACAGTAGTCAATGCAGTATGTGGTACAGATAAAGAGCCGAATGCATAACCATCCCTATGATTAAATGCTCGTTTAGCTAGTATTTCAAATTGAGTACCAGTAGAAAGTGGAGCACCCTTATTACTACTAACCGGTTTAAATTTAGGTTGTCTAGAAGCAGATGATTGATCGAAAGCTGCTTGATATCCAGCCGCAATATCCTTTAATTGATCTTCTGGATCTAGAAAACTTTTAGGTGCAGGACCAAACATTATAGATCTAGCTAATGCTTCAGCTTGAAGAGGGTTCATTCCTGGTTTACCACGAACCAATTCAGCTAATTTACTACCAGCACCAGTTAGAGCATTCTTAGCAGAATCTTTAGCATCATTAAACCAGTCTAGACCAAAGTCTTTAGCAAAGTCTTTAATCTTACCCCAGCCTTTTTTGACAATAGGTTCCCAGAATTTCTTATCTAACCAATCTCTAACTTTATTGAAAGTGGTTTTTAATTCAAAAGCCATCTTATCATAGAAGCCACGAATTTGTTCACCATCTTCATCTTTTTCACCAGTTTCATGGTCAAAGAAGAATTCATATAAACTATCATCTACTTTAGTAATAACTTCAGCAGCGAATAGTCTAGGATTCTTAAGGATTTCATACCAGTTACTTAAAGCAGCTTTACCTTTGCCTTTAAGACCTTTAGCATTAGTTACATTACCAAACTTAGATTTATCTCCTTTATCAAAGACACTACCAAGTTTATTGATATCAACTTCATCTAAAGTCTTACCAACTTCATCTGGATCAACTGGAGCATCTTTAGATCTAGATGGATTACTAGCTTTAACTTTTTCATAAGTTTCTTCTATCGTTTCAGCACGATTTTCTTTTAAGACACTATATTTGATAAAGTCAGTATCAATGTAATCTGGAGCAGCAGTAGCATTAAGTCTATTTCTAACACCAAGTTTCTTACCTTTACGGAATTCATTTGTACGGATTAAGTAAAGTTCAGAAAGCATAGCTTTAAAGATAGATTCTTGATTAGCCATTGCTTTGCTCATCATTTCATTATTAGCAATAATGGCACTTTTACCACCATCTCTATTTTTGCTACGATTATTCATCATAGCTTCAGGAGACCAACCAGCCTTCTCTTGGTTTTGATAATACTCTGCTTGGCTACGGAAAGCATCAGCATATTCAGCAGCTAAGGTTTTAGACTCTTTATAAGTTCTAGAGTTCTTATTCATCCGTAGGAATCTAAGTAATTTACCAAATGAGTCATCACCATAAGCTTCCATTACTTCATCAAAAGAACCCTTACTATTCCAAAGTCTTTCTTCAACATCAGGAATCATATCTGTTAATCGTTTTAATTCATTAGCAGATAGTTTCTTGGACTTAGCTATTCTCTTAATATCTTCTTCTAATGCATTTCTAATACCAGAACCAGCTCTATCTTTATAAGATTTATCTCTTCTTTTCTTTTCTCTTTCAAGAATTTTTAATGAAGAGAATTTACCCTTATCAAAGTCATAGATACGTTCTTCACCACCCAAGAGTGATTCGATACGTGCTAAGTAAGCTGGGATAACTTCTACGATAGATTTACGAGTCATACCATCAAAAGGTACTTGACCTTTAAAGTATTTACTAGTATCAATCTTATCTTTATTAGCTATCTTAACACTGAAGATACTAGCTAGAATACTACCCATACCCTCTTTGTCTTTAGAGCGTAATAGATCAGCATTGATTTGATTAAATAAACCAGTTAAGGTTTTATTAAATCCACCAATAGCTTTTTCTAATGGTTTACCCATGGCTCTTTGAACTAGATATGCTGGAATGTATTGTAATGGATTAGCAGCCATACCCATAAGCATTTCTTTACTAATCATACCAATACCAAAATTCTCAGCTTGGTCAATGAATCCCTTTTTAAGATGCTTACCATAAGCACCCCAATCCATTACACCATTGGATAGGATATCAGTGATATCTTGTTTGAGACCTTTATCTTGACGTTTCTTCTCTGCATCTCTACCAGTACTCCATTCTTTGAAACGTTCACGTTCCATATCAAGGAGTTCTTTCAAGATAGCATTGTTTTCACGTTGATATTTAGTCGACTCTTCAAAGTACTTGGTTGAGTTTTCAATATGCGTCTGCATGTTTGTAGTCATGAAGTTTTGCATATTACCCATTGTAGTACCAAGACCCATAATAGAGTTATTTAAATTACCAAATAATCGTTCTTGTTGTGCAAACATGAATGATGCAGTCTGTTTAGTCACATCTGCATTATACTTAGCTGCACTCAAGATAGTACCAGAAATTTGATCAGCATTAGCTTTAGATGCTTCATGTACAGTTTTAGCTACAGCTCTATCACCATCAGTGATATCTAAGCCACTATCACTATCATCTCCGCCTATAGAGTCTTCATCAAAGTTCCAGTCAAAATCATCATCATCTCCACCAAACATGACTTTATCGGCACGATCTTGGTTCCAGAGCTTACCAGATTTTAAGTCTTCTTTGGCACTTTTGAGAGCTAGATTAGACGCTTCATAAGCAGATGTTTTCATTAAATACTCTTGAGCTTTTCTGAAAGTCTGTCTGTAGTTAACGATAGCATTTACTGTTTCTTTAGTAGCGGTACTAGCTTGATCAAACGATTTATATGTAGTATCGTAATTTGTCTTAAATCCCTCGATAGCAGCATACTTTACTGACTTACCAAGATTCTTAAGATAATTTGTGATCTTGAGTCCCAATATAAGGTCCTCCTTTCTTATAAGATTATCCTAATGTTCAAAATGACAATATATACCGCCCAAGGACCATTAAGACCCTTGGGCAAGTATATATTATCGAGGAAAATTGTAATGAAACATACGTGTACTGGTAGCAACAACGTACACTACCTATATGTTTGACAATACAATATCCCTAAGGACTATGAAAGCCCTTAGGGAATACTGTATCAGTTTGGATTGAATATAATATGGTAGGATGAACTATGATTTTATTATGCTCTTTATATGGTTGAGGTAAAATAGAAAAAGTACGAACCACTGCACATCCTACAATTATATGTATCCATTGTGTTAAAAAGCTAATATGTCTAAATCATCTCATTATAATGTGTATAAAGAAAATCCCTAAGATAGATGAACTATCTTAGGGAAATGTCTTTAGTAGATTTTATGGTTTTTGAACTTTGTAATATCTTATTTGTTTTAAAATACTAAAAATAATTATTTGATGATGAATTATTTTTTAATCCAAGCTGGGCATGGGCTAGAAACCTTAATGGAATCGTAAGGACTAACTTTAACTTCAGCTTTTTCATAGATTGGTTTGCCAGCATTATCTACACCAACTTGTTTAGGATAAGAGCGTGTAGATTCTTTGATTTCTTTCTTGATCAAAGATACGTTAGATTTTTCTCGTCCACCAAGACCAATTTTGCGGTTGGTCTGTAAGTATGTATTCAAGAATTCTTTGGATACTGTTAACATACTTTCCGCATCAGATTTTTTAGCTTCATAACCAGCTACCAAGGAATCAGCTTCTTCTTTGCTAATCTTAGTTGTAGCTACAATAGCATTGGAGATAACGCTACGGAATTCTTTAGCTGGTGCTACTGTACCAACTTTACCAGTTTTGTCATAAACTCCTACTTCATAAGAAGTATCATTTAAGAAAGCTTGCATAACACGTACTTCATCTTTATGAGAAGCAGATGCATTTGTTAAGTTGTCTCGCACATCTTTAATCAGTGCTAGAACTGTTTTTTCTTTTTCCATGATTCAATCCTCCTAATAAAATAATGGGAATCATTTCGATTACATTTGTGTTGCATGTGTTATATTTTAATACACTAGGGTATTAATAATTAACTAATCGAATGACTTAGCATTCTCTATAATAGCTTCTACTAACTTGATTTTACCTTTAGACTTAATAAAGTCATTAAGTTCTTTATGAGTCATCTTAGATAACTCAACTAGAAAGTCTTTCTTTTCCATTTATATTAATCCTCCGTATCTAAATGTACAGGATAAGGTATAATTTGACAGAGAAAACCCCCGTAGACCAGGTAGCCTACGGGGATTTAGCATGATTGCATTTTCTGTTTGGGATTGCAGTGACTTTTTAAGAAAGTCAGATTCATAGTAGTACGGTTAATACATTTAGAAATATATCTATATGTGTTTTAATCAAAGTTATTATCATTTCGAATATTTAAAAACAATAACTTTAAGAAATGTAAGATTGAATCTTCGTTATAACTCTTCCACCCATCTCCTGGATCAAGCTTCTTATAATAAATTCATAAGCATTATGTCTGAAAAGATTTAAAGTTATAATGTATTTAAGCACTATATAATCCAATAATTGATTCGGAGTAATTTGGATTTTAATAGATTAATAAGATAAGACATACACTTTAAAAGTATTATAAAGCCACTTGAATTGCTTGTTTAATTATTTTGGTGTATTTATAATTGAGGTTAACCTTACTAATAGATTGTTACATGAGCGTTAAATGAAAAATGAAGTTAAGTGATACGATTTTAACAATAGAATAAGTGAAGGAGGTACTACAATGCCTATTAATATAGATAAGGTCAAACCTTTCAGACTACTTAAAACTCCATTCTTTACTCCTTTCAATAAGAAAGACAAAAGACATGGTAGTGCTATTTTCCTAATGACTAAAAGCCTAGAACAATCTAAGCAATTGATTGAGCATCAGCTTATTAGTAATCTAAATATGTTTAATTCATACTTCCTTGAATGGAATGCTATGTATTTACTTAAACCTAGTAGAATTATAAATAAAGACTTAGACGTTGATGATGTATATAACTCCAAAGTCTATGGTAATAATCCTATAATGACAGAATCTCATTTTGAAGATTCTGAAAACTTATTTTTCTTCTCTGAAGCTACTCCTGAGAATGTATTAGATACACGATTAAGAAAGATCTTATACAAAGAAAGATTACGTAACTCTAAGGATGTTAAACTTAGATTAAATAGAATCAAGAATGAATGCAAGTATATCAAGTATACTTATCCAACTATAGATAAGTATAAGAATAAAAATATCTATGTTGATAATCATATCTATAATAAGATCTTCACTATGAGTGAAACTTATAATAGAGATAAAGCTATAGACTTACTATATTCATTATTTGATCGTTTTATTAATAATCCTAATTATAAGGGATATACTAAAAAGACTGTATTGATTCCAGTAAATGAATGGGCTGGAGATATTCCAACTACATCTTTATTTGAATTTAGTAAGTCTATTAATCCATTCTCTATGATAGTTAGACTCTTTAAGAAACCTAAAGAGAACTTAGATAAACTAGCTGGAATGGATTTCATCTTTATTGGTAATAATAGTTGGTTTAAAATGAAGATGGAAGATTTAGATATGAAGAATCTAAATCTATTCAAGACTAATATCTTAAAGATTAGAAATAATGATATTGTAGAAGATAACGTTCCTGAAGATAAAGAAGATATTAAGACTAGACTTATTAGTAAAATTGAAGACTTAACTGGTATTGAAGTCAATAATGTAAGTCGTGTTCAAGATGTAGATCATACTGTACCTATCAAAGCTGAAATAAAAGATCAACCTAAATTGATTGTAGCTAAAGGTATTACTGGTGCAGATCAAGTTATAGATCCAACTAAGATTGAGAAACCTACAGAAGATAAAATCAATCAATCAGTTGAGAATATCGTAGACTATACTAAGAATGCTGAAGAAGCAGAGAAAGAAATGGATAACTCTGTAGATTTAAAAGAATTAATCTTACAAGCTAAGAATGATCAAGATGATACATTTAAGATTTCTGCTACTCGTAAAGCTCGTATGGACGATCTTAATGATAAATTCTTAAAAGAAAAGATTGCTAATTCGACTATTGCAGAGTTAGTTGCAACTGAAGATACCCCATTACAATCTACAGACTTATCTAAGAATGTAGAAACTATTGATGATGAATGGGCTAACTTAAAGAAACCTAACTTTGAAGCAGATTATAATATTGATGCTGATATTGTAAAGTGTTTACATTCTTTATCTCAAAATAAAGATGTACCAATGAGTGTAATTGATATATCAACAGAAGATAGATCTACATCAGAAGACTCTATTATTACATATACAGTTCATCTAGAAGACTCTCTGGGTAAACGTCATACATTACGTTTTGATATGCCTAAAATTATCAATAAACGTTTCTTACGTTTACGTGGTAATGATAAGATTATCCCAGGTCAGTTAATTAACTTACCTATCATTAAGACAGATGAAGATACAGTTCAGGTAGTATCTAACTACAATAAGATCTTTATTACTCGATATGGTCAAGTTGGCAAGATCAATCAATCTACTAATGCTTTAATTAGAGCTTTAACTAAGCTTAAAGAAAATAACTATAAGCTTGAAATAAAAGATGATAATGATATACCTACACCATCTAAGATCGATTTAGGTAATAATGCTAAGATCTCCGCTAAATATGAATTACCTGCAGAATATGTAGAACTATCTAAAATCTTTAATAAAATCACTACTAGTGATGGTAGAGTATACTACTTCAATAGAGATGAACTTATCCATAAACTTGAAGAAAAGAAAGTTAAAGTTGAATCTGAGCAAGGATTTATGGTTGTTGGTATCACTAAAGATAATCAATCTATTACAGTACCAGAGGAAGGTGTATCCTCATCTTTAATCAATCATCTAGGTATACATAAATATGCTTATACATTTATGAAACCTGGTGCTAGAATGACTTACTCTCAAGCTAGTATCTTGAATAGTAAGATTCCTCTTATTGTAGTTATGGCATATACTGCTGGATTAACTGGAGCATTAAATGCTGCTGGCATTGAATATAACTTAAGTGAGAAACGTCCTACTAATACTAAGAATTACTTTAAATTCAACGATGGTTTCTTATCATTTAATGATAACTATGCACCTGATGCGGCATTACTAGTTAATGGTTTAGCTGTAATCAATACTCAAGAATACTCTCTAACTGATATTGATACAAAAGCTATGTGGTTAGATGTATTAGATGACTTTGGTGGTCGTAATAGAGCAGATGGTTTAGATTCATTTGCTAACTTAATGATGGACCCAATTACTGTAGAAGTATGTAAGACTTATAAACTTCCTACAGACTATATTGAAGTATTAGCGTATGCTAGTAGCCTATTAACTACTAATAAATTCAATCGTCATACTGATATCACTGGTAACCGTTTCCGTACTAATGAACGTTTAGTTCATTTCTTATATAAAGCATTAGCGACTAGCTATGGTATGTATTTACGTGAAATTAAAAACAATCGTAAAGATGCTAAGATGACTATGAAGCAATCTGCAGTTATTGATATGGCTTTATCTGATGTAACTACAAGTGACTTATCTAAGTTATCTCCATTATTAGAATTAGAATCTGCCAATACAGTTACCTTTAAAGGCTTATCTGGTATGAACTCTGATAGAAGTTATTCATTAGATAAACGTACTTATGATAATACAATGATTAATAAGCTATCTATGTCTACAGGTTTCTCTGCCACTGTAGGTATTAATAGACAGGCTACTATTAATATGGGTATTGAATCCACTAAAGGTTATATCAAATCTGGTGGTGAATTAGATAGAATGTCTGATGCTAATACATTATCTATCACTGAAGCGTTAACACCATTTGGTACAACTCGTGATGATCCATTCCGTACAGCAATGACATTCATTCAAACATCTAAGCATGGCATGAGAACTAATTCTCAAGATCCATTACTAGTAACTAATGGTGCAGACCAAGCATTACCTTACTTGACTTCAGATACATTTGCTCATAAGACTAAATGGGATGCTGTAGTTGAAGAAGTTAATGATGACTATATGATTATAGCTAATAAGAGTAATCGTAATGAAAAGGAATTCATCGATCTAAGAGAGAAAGTAGAAAAGAACTCTGATGGTGGTTTCTTTATCACTATTAAATTAGACTTGGCTAAAAACTATAAGAAAGGTCAAACTATTAAACCTGGTGAGATTATAGCTTATGATAAAGATAGTTACTCTGATAAAGTTGGTGTAGGTAACTTAGCTTATAATATTGGCACTTTAACTAAAGTAGCTATTATGCATACAGATAAAGGCTTTGAAGATAGTGCTATCATCTCTCAAGATTTATCTGAAAAGATGGCATCCGAAATCGTATTACAAGTTGATGTATTAATGGATGCTAAAGATATTGATATCCAATGTGTAGAGATTGGTAAACCACTCCATGAGGGTGAAGTTATCATGTCTTATCGTGCAGCATTGGAAGATCAAGATGCTACTGATATCATTAATAAGATGGTATCTAAGAATGCTGGTAATGAATCTAAAGAACTAATGGATGAAATTGGTAAGATTAAAGTTAAATCTAAAGTAACTGGTAAACTCCAAGATATTAGAATTTACTCTACTATTCCAACTTCTGAAATGTCTAAGTCATTAGCTGCATTTGTTAATAAATATAATGCACCAATAGATAAGATGAAATCTAAGTTAAGTAAACTTGGTATTGATGGATCTCAATATGGTACTTCAGGTGTATTACCAGCTGTTGGTAAACTAAAACATGCTGAAGGTAAAGTATTAGTAGAATTCTATATCAAGTATTATGATAAGATGTCTGTTGGTGATAAGCTAGTATACTTCTCTGCTCTTAAAGGGGTAGTAAAAGAAATCTTCCCTGAAGGTAAAGAACCTTACTCTGAATATAGACCAGAAGAAAAAGTACATAGCTTCCTACCGGTTGGTTCAGTAAATGCTCGTATGGTAACTTCAGTATTAACTCTAGGTGCTATCAATAAAGTATTAATTGAATTAGATCGACATGTGAAAGATATTATGGGTGTTAAATGGGATCCTAATCTGTAGGATCCCTTAACACATTATTAAATATAAATTTTGTTATTAATGGAGGATAAAATCATATGGCAAAAGATAATAACCCTCAGTCTACTATGATTGTAAATAAAAATTTCCAACACGTTAGCAACGTACCTACATATATTAGACGTTATCCAGATGACTACTCTCAAGTAGTCGGTATCTGTCGTAAAGGTCAAGTAGTACATGCTGAATATGTAGTACCTGGATTTATTTATCATACAGATGGTAGTAAACCAACTTTAACAGATAATATCTGGATTAAATTTGAACGTGGATATGTACGTCGTATCTCTATGCTTGGATCTACTCAATACTTTGATGAATATAAAGGATTTGAAGATTATCCAGATGCTGATGAAAAAACAAAATATGGTGATGTAGTTATGCTTAAGAAAGGTGCAGTAGACGCTTATGGTCGTCCATTACCTGAAAAAGAATATGAACCTACAACACATATCGTAGCATTACTTGATTCTTCTAAACAATTAGCTTTACTTGGTTACCCAAAAGGTATTCAAACTTGGGTATGGCGTAAAGATTTGAAGATGGTTCAAAAATCTGACGGTTTCTTCTTCTCTGATGGAACTCTTAATCCAGAATTGGGAAAATAGAAGGGGAAGCTGCACTGCCCCTTACAAAATATTTTAAAGTGGCAAATCCTTTTGATAATCCTGCTATATTTACAGACTCGTATGTATACGATCAAACCGATCCTCAGCCACAACCCCAACCTCAGCCTACACCAGATCCACAACCTCAGCCTGGTAAAGGTGATGGGGATAAACCTAAAACAGAAACTGATAAGAATACTAAAGATGCTAAAGATAAAGCTAAGGATCCTAAAGCAAATCAGCCTCAGGATCCTGATAGTGCATTAGCTGGTATTAAAGATTCTTATTTGAAAATGACTGGTGTAGATCCTGCAAAGTATAAGAAAGCTCAAGCAGAATCTAGAAATAGAGCTGATAACTTATATGCAGAGATTGTAGCTGGTACTAATGCATCATATGTATATGGTACTAGAGCTGGTAATGGTCTTAAATTTACAGAACGAGAACTATCCACTGTTATGGGTATGCCATATCAATGGATGGAGAATGTAGATAATAGGATTCCAGAACTAGGTGGCTTTGGTAGAAAGTTCCATGAAAAGATTCTTTCTAAGATGCCACTATTAGTTCTTACTCCAGGTATACCAGACTTTATGGCTGGTTATGCTGATGAGAAACGTAAGAGTGTATTAAATTCATTACTTGGTGCAGTTAGTGGTCAATCTATTGATAAACTAGCTAACTCTACTGATAATGAAATGAGATATTATACTCTTCAATTTGAAGCAGAAGATTATTATAGATACGTAAACTCTATGTGTACAGCACTATCTGTATTCTTAAATATAAATGGTGAAATGTATAATGGTGAGCAAATCGGTAATATCAACTGGTTTGACAGATCTAAGAATGAAATCGCACATAACTATTCATACTATGGTGGTGTAGGCTTATATCTAAACTCTGAAACACAAATCTCAGAAAACTTCGGTAACGATACTGCACGAAGTATCTTAGCAGATAAAATCAACAGTATGTCTGATATTGGTCGTGAAGTACAATTCTTAACTGGTATTAGTGGTTTTGATGTTGACTTATTCTCTGCTAAGGAATTAAATAAAGATGCTGGTAATACAGATAAGATGACTAAAACTGGTAGTCTTGGTACAATGAAAGGTTTCATGGGTATGATCATGAATGGTGCTAAGACAGTATTTGCTGGTGGTAAATTAGAGTTCCCTGAACTATGGGCTGATTCCTCATACTCAAGTAGTTACTCTATTAATCTTAAATTAGTATCTCCAGATTATGATAGACGATCTTGGTATATAAATATTGGTGTACCACTAATGCATTTGATTGCTATGTGTGCACCACGTCAAGTATCTCCAAATGGATATGTATCTCCATTCTTAGTTAGAGCATTCTACCGTGGGTTCTTTAATATTGATATGGGTCTAATGTCTATGTCAGTCCAAAAAGGATCTGAAGGCGGTTGGACAGTTGATGGTTTACCTACAACTGTAGATGTAAGTATAGAAATTAAAGACTTATATAGTAAACTTTCTATCTCTTCTGAACGTATCCTTGGTAAAGGTGCAAGTCAAACATTTGGTAATGTCGGATTAATTACTTACTTAGCTAATATGGCTGGTGTAAATACTAATGAACCTGATATTATCCGTACTGCACGTTTATTCTTGGCATTAAAAGAACAAACTTTAGTTAACTTCCCTAACTCAATTCAAACTAAGATTAGTAATAGTATTGCTAATATTATCACTAATCGTGTATTCCGTAAGGGCTAAATTTATATACTAATCAAAACATTGACTTAAGGTACTTTAAGTACCTTAAGTCTTTATTTTTGAGGTGATTTTATGAAGAATCGTAAACAGAAGTTCTATGAATATGAAGAGAAATATGGTAATATACCAGAAGACTTTCAAGAACGATTAGAATGGATGTATGATAAATATAAATTAACTCCTGCTAAACAGCAGGAGATTCTAGCTAAACGTGATCTAATGATGAATACATTAGATTTCGTTGATATTAAAGTAGTATTATTTGAAGAACCTGAAGGATCTCCACGTCCTCGATTTAGAATAGTTAATAGATATAACTTAGCTAATATGGCTATGGTTAACTCTCAGTTTGTTCACGTATACTCTATTACTGGTAAAGAAGATAATGTATTCATGAAGAGACTATTAGATAGCGGTGAACTTAATCAAGTACAGCAAATGCTTTATACTCCATGTGATGTAGAATTCAATGCATTTGTTAAGACACCATCTTCTTTCAATACTGTAGATACTTTCTTAGCAGAGATTGGTTTAATTAGACCAACTAATAAACCTGACTGGGATAATATTGGCAAGAAATATTCGGATATGTTTAACTCTAATATATGGTTAGATGATACTCTAGTGATAGATGGTACAGTTAGAAAGTATTATTCTATTAAACCTAGAGTGGAAGTTCATCTTAAGTATATGAATATGCTTTATAATAGAACCCAATATACTTCTACAGTTAATAAGTTGAATAAGCAAGACTTAGACTCATCTAACGTAACTTACTTCGACTTTAATAAGTTGAAGTGATATATTATAACCTTGATGTATAATATAGTTATTAATTAGGAGGATTGAATTATGCCATCACAATTAACACCTGGTAATCAGGAAGAAATTAAGAGTAAGACACAGCCACCGTATGAACAGTTTGAAGAATGTCAGAGAACAACTTGTGTATATCGTAATGCTAATGGTAGATGTATTTATGAAACCTGTGTATTTACAAATGAGAAACCTAAGTTTGTAGAGCATTGGGATTTTGAATGTCAGTCTTGCCATAAGATTGAGCAACGTGATGTACGTGATATGAAGATCATGTTTTGCGATAGCTGTTTAGAACGTATTAAAAAAGCAGAGAAATTACCATTCCATTGCGTATTCTGTGGTAAGTCTCAAGGGCATCCATCCAAAATCATGTTTAGTGGTATTTGTGATGAATGTTTTGCTAAGTTAAATAGAAGTATTCATTGTAAGAATTGTGGGAATTCATAATGGAAAATAACTTTAGAGGAAGATACAGACCAGCTAGTGCTGAAAGTATAGTTGTAGCAAACTATATTAGATATGAGACTCTAGCTGAAATAACTAATACTGCATTTGCTGGTAGTAACGCAAATGTATTAAATGTATATATTGATCTATACCAACTATTTAGAAAGATGTATAGATCTGATGTAGCTATAGGTAACAGATCATCTGTAGCTGCAGCTGTAGTAAATATGTGTATTCATTATAGAGCATTCTATAAGAAATACTATGGAGTTCATACACGTATTTATCTAATGCAAACATCTGGTCCGATGTTAATGAATGAGAAATTTTATCCAGACTATAATCATACTAATATTGAAAAGATGATGTTAGCTGATATGATTACTACATTCATGATTCAAAATACTGCTATCTTAAAAGAGTTATGTAAATATCTACCAGATATCTATTATATTGAAGGACCTTATGAGACATCTGTAATGATCAACTCTACTATCATGGATAGAACTGATAATAGTCCTAACATGATTATTTCTAGTAGCTCATTACAATATGCAGTTCCAGTATTTGCTAAAGATCAAACAGTAGTTATTGATCATAAATGGGTAGAAAATGATATTAGATATAGAATAGTTGATAAGTATAATGCATTGATTGAGTTATTAGCTAAGTATAAGCTATCTGATAATACAATCAAGAAATGTGTTAATATTAATCCACAGCTATTTGGATTATTCATGGCTATGACTCGTAATGAGCATAGAGATTTATACTCATTCAATAATGTATCTAATACATTAAATGTATTGAATCATGCTATTAATAGACATGAGATTCCTAATGCATATATCTCTCCAGAATATACTGAGATGATATCTTTATTAGCACCAGATAGAACTGAAGAATTAGTTAATAGATATAAAGCTGTAGATTTATCTTATCAAACAGAATTATATCGAATGTCTAATAATTATCTAGATAGATCTTGGGATGTAAACTTACAAGATCCTGATATGGTTAAACTTCTAAATGAAAAATACTTTAGAGATAATCCTATAGATATAGATAGAATATAAAACTCATTCCCATAGGAGTCCAATCTCCTATGGGATTTATTTTTTTTGTTAAAATGGGCTATTTTGAACATCTTGATAACCGGAGGTGTATATTATGCCACAACTTAAATATGAATACTATATTGATCTATACTATAACTGTATGGATTATAATGAACCAAAACTGATTGATCAGAAAAATATAAAAAGTTTAACCATATATAAAGAGTATGATAAATATAATATGCCAATTGCTACTATGAATTTGCACATAGATAAGAAGTTTGCAGATAATATTATCAAGAACTCTAAGACTGCTACAATGATTATGGCTGTTTATAAATACCAATTAGATAATAATGCAGCTATAAAACAATTATACTTTAAACATGAGTTCTCTTATCTTACTGATGATGATACTAACAAGACAGAAGATATAGATTATGCTAAAACAGATTCTAAAGATGAAGATCGTGAAGATGTATATAGAATTCTTAAACTTGGATTAATATCTAAGAAGTTAGTAGATAGAAATCTAAGTCCTAATAATGCAACTATATATAAATCTTCTATGCAGAATATCATAGTTGACTTACTCAATATAGGTGAACCATTATTGATTGAACCATTTACTGAGACTGAATTGGTAGAGCAATTGATTATTCCACCTAAAGAGTCTTTATCTAAGACATTAGATTATCTAAATACTATTCGTGTATTCTATAATACTGGATATAGATTCTTTATGGATTTAGATAATATCTATCTAGTATCTAAGTCAGGTAAAGCTACATTAAGAAATGTAGATAAGTATGCGACTATTAAGTTTAACTTATCAGATATTGGTGGTAAAGAAGAAGCTATATTAGAAGGTTTTAGAGATGATGATAAGACTAAGAGTTATATAGTTGATATACCAACTACGGATATTAAATATGGTAAAGATAATATAACTGATAAAGAGCTTAATGGATTTACTGCAGTAATTGATGCATCTAAGACTGTACAACAAAGTTATCTTAAAAATTCTAGAGCATTTGGTGGTATCTTTGGTGTATACCAAAATATTATGAATACTATGAATGCTATTAAGAAAGTATCTAGTAGTGTACGTCAAGTAGTAAAGAATATCCATCAGACTACTGATACTATTAAAGGTAACTTTAATCAAATAGTAGAGCAAGCTAAAGAATCTAAGTCTGTAATAGATACTGTAGCTACACAAGCTGAAGCATTATTAAGAGAATTACCAAAGACTGCATTAGATGGTACTGCAGAAGTAGTTGGTTTAGATGGTATAGTCAGAAAATCTGATACTAATATAAAAGATGTATTGAATAATATCATCAAACATACTGTAGTTATGCAAACTACATCTACTAATACAGTAGAGAAATCTGAAGATAAATTTGGTAAATTTAAAGAAGCATATACTGGTCAGATATATCATATAGAAAACTTTGGTTCTCTAGTTGGTGCTATATCTCCAATTAACTTTACTGATAATACAGCTCAATTAACTAAAGAAGTTAGTAAGCTTCCTGAAAAGAGAGAGCAATCTAAGATTCATTTTAAAGAAAGTATGACTGACTTTAATGCTGAGTATAGTAAATATATAACTAGTAATGAGATTATTGTAAACTCTTTAAATGATACACCAGATAAGTTATTCTATGTAACTAAAAAAGATAATACTGGTAAGGCTATAGAAACTCATGAGTTAGATCTTAGAGCTCTTAAATCTAATCTTCCTGAATTAGTAAAGAATTTAGACTTTAGTAAGATGAAGCTTAGTGATATGAAAGGTTTCACTGAACAAATGAAGAATAGTCTTAAGTTAAATGCTAATGTAGGTGATGGATTAAAGAAACAAATAGCTGCTACAAGAGAGATTCCGAAAGACTTCTCTAAACAAATTCTTGAGGGTGCAAATACATATGTTAAATCTTTACAAGATACGAAAAACATTGCAATTGCTAACACTAAGAATAGCATAATCAATACAACTAAGTCACTAGGAGCATTAAAAAGTAACTTAAGTTCACTATACCAGAGTGGTAGTACTGCTATAAGTGGAATAAGCGATATGTCTAAGGTTGGTACTAATGGTGAATCAATGATAGATGTAGCATTAGACTTAACTGATATAGTAGAAGACTTAGGTAAACGTAAGCTAATCCGTATTCCTAACGATAATATGGGATTAATCAAGAACTTCAAACACGCTTTAGAGTTAAAGTCTGTTTACTTATCTTTAAGCAAACAGCAATTAGACAACTCTATATTCAATATGAACCTAAAGTATCTAATTAATAATAATACTAAAGAGCATAAAGAAGATACAACTGATTATATTATGTTATCTAAGATAGAAGTATACACAAATCAAGGTGAACGTTTCTTAGCAACTACTAATATGACATTTGCTAAACTCCCTAAGAGTACAGCAGATAATGTTAAAAAGATATAAAGAAAATCCCCTATGGAGTTTAACTCCATAGGGGTATTTATTAACTATTTTCTTGAGCTTTTTCAGCATCATTACCAGCATTAACATATGCAGATACATGAGCTTTAATAATTTTCATGTAATCAGACATAATCTTTTCAGCTGTTTGATATTTACATTGCAAATATGTACTATAAGTAGATGCAATCTTATTGACAATCTTTTGTGCATTGACTGCTGTTTTAGAATCAATGCCACCATTTTTAACACTATCAATTGTTTGATTACCAGCTTTAGTGATAGCTGCACTATTACTACCAGTGGTTCCAGGAGCTGGTGCATTAGTTTTGTTTAATGTGAAATCTTCAGAAAATACATTACCATATAGATATGTATTGCGTTTATTTATCATAATCATCTACCTACCTTTTTATATCTACACGAGGAGTTGTAGTTCCACCACCAGTATTTTCGCCTGTAGAGGTTCCTCCTTGAGGAGTTGTAGTTGTTGCTGGAGTTTTAGCGGCAGCGGGTTCAGCTGGTTGATTACTAGAATCAGTTTGCTGTTTAGGTTGTTGACTAGCAGCTTTATTAATAGCAGAGTCTAATGATTTAAAGATTTGATCACTAGTAGCTTTATCTTTCTTAATATTATCTACAATCTTAGGAATAGATAATACTTGATCAGCATAAGCACTAATACTAATATCATTAGCAGAGTAATCTTTTTCAGAATCTTTACCACCTTGGAAATAATCATTACATGTTTCTTTCCATTCATCAGTACCATTATATTCAGAAATGATACCTTTACGGAATTCAGTGATTACGTCATCAACATCAGTATCTTCATTCATATTAGTAGCTTTTTCAATTATTGCATTGAAGTTAATATTGAATGGAGCTTGGATACGTTTTAAGCCTTCTTCATAGTTAGGCATGTTGACTGTAGTGAAACCTGCGGTAGGTTTACTTAATTGGTCTTTATATTTGTCAAGGTATTCTTTATTAGATTTGAAGAACTTATCAAACCAGTTAGATACTTTATCGAAAAGACCCATAACGAATTCTTTAATCTTATTGAAGAATTCTTTTACTTTATCCCAAGCACCTTCATGAATAGCTGCTAAACGATTTTCAACGTCTATACCTTCAGCGAGAACCATTGCTTCTTTAATACAGCAGTCCATAATAAGGTCATTGTGTTTCATATCAGTAATATGATTCATTAAGATTTCAGAATCAGTAAGTTTAGAGAACTTGAATGCTTCTTCTTTTAAGAATTTAGCAGACTCTTCAGCCGCAATACCAACTTGATCATCAACAAACTCTTGGTTAGCCATCAATGTGATAGCAGATAATACAGATTTAGCCTGATAATAGTTATTGCAGATATATTGAGCTTTAATACTATAAACTGTTAAGTGATAAGTCCAGATTTCGGAAATCATACTAATAATGATACGTTCAATCTTACGGACATGCTCATCACTACCAACACTAATCTTAGTAGAGTTTCTATATTGAATAACTTTGTTTAAAAGTTTCTTATATTCTTTATTAATAAGTCTAGCATTTTCTAAGTTAGCCACTAAATCATCATGTACAGATCTAACTATTTCAACGCATTTATTAATATCTTCTTTATGGAAAGATACTGTAGTAGTGCCACCAACAAAGATATCTGGAGTTTTAGATAAATCTTTAACTTCAATATCATCTGGATCAGCATCAATAATATCAGCCTTAGCACGTTTAATAATTTTACTTTGGTTATTAGTAGTAATCTCTAATAACTTACGAGCATCATCTTCAGACAACTCATAGAAGTTATCACCAAAGAAGTGCAAGATATCAGTTAAGATGTTTTTAGAGCATGGAATTTCATCATCAAATACAAATTTTGTGATTTCACGTTCCATAAGAACATCATTACCATTAAAGTCTTTTAAGTAGTCATTGACTACATTAATTAGTCTAGAATCACCTTCATTACTCAAACGTTTAAGATTATATTCTAATACTTCAACGTATTTATCTGAGTAGAATGAATTAAGACGAGTTAAAGTGCCGAAGAATTGATCATATGCTTTTCTTGCAGTCACTTCAGATTCACTTTCTAACAAATTACGATAGAAAGTTTGTGTTTCTTTCATAGCCTTAGTTTTAAATGTATCAACTAACCTAACAACTTGAGGTAAAGTTGCAAAGGAAGTTTTAGCAACAAGGCTTGGAGTTTTAATTTTATCTAGTAGAATGCCATCAAAAGAGAAAGCTTTCATATTACCTTCCATTATATTACCTCCAAGGTAAAGTTAATAAAAATAAAGACATAAAACTTGTCTTTAGATATTAAAATATGATTCGAATGTAGATTCATTAGTAGGTTTACTTGCACTAAGAATAACTCGACACATAGAGCGAGCATCAGATTTAGCTCTCTTAATACATTTAATCATAAATCCATTGATTATAATAAAATGCTTACTTAATATAGATGATAGCATCTGATATGCTATCACTTTACTTTTAGTTCTTTTATCAAAATCAAATCCATTATCTATATATGTATCAATATTTTCATCCATAATCTTATCATATACTTTTTTAAATACATCATCTGATGCTTTAACAGATTTATCTAAGATTTTCTTTATTTTAGGAATATCCATAAGAAGCATACTTTTAATATTATTAAAGTTCTTTTTAATCCACTTAGAATCTACATCTTCAGATCTATCTAATTGCATAGCTTCTTTACGACCTTTTGATAATGCTGTATAAACTGATACAGTAGTTCTAGCTGTATACTTTTTAAACACATCTGCATCTTTTAGTTTATTTCCATTTTTATCAAATTGCTTTAATAATTCTTCTGCTCGTTTCTTATTTAGTTCAATCATCTTATCGGTAACCATAGGTGGATTTATAATTACACCAGCGTATTTATAAGTCTTTTTGAAATTCTTATCTAGATAATTAAGATTTTCTTTCAACCGTTTATCATACTTTTGTAAGAATTCTTTATCACCACGTATATAGGATTCAATATATGCAATGAACTTATTCCATACATTAGCAATCCAATTCTTAGAGTGATTCCAAATACTAGTAATCTTATCCTTAATTGAATCTAACATGCCTTCAGTATATACTACTTCAGCACCTTCACGAACCATATCTAATTCATAACGACCGATACCTGAAACGATAG